CTGCTCGGCCCTCAAACCTGCTCGGCCCTCAAACCTGCTCGGCCCTCAAACCTGCTCGGCCCTCAAACCTGCGAAACCCGTGGAGCCCGCGTGCATCAATATATTATATAGTCTTCTTGGTGGGGCTCTCCCGTCCACGTCCAAAGGCCCCGCCCCCGCCGCGGGCCGCGCCATCTGTAACCAACTGTCATTGACTATCACTAGCTGCCCCTACCAGTCATTGACTATCACTAGCTGCTATCAACTGCCATCAACTGTGAGTGTGTATCACCAACTGTAACTGGCAGTATATATCTATCACTATCTGTAACTGACTGGCACTGACTGGCACTGACTGGCGACCGGGGCACTACCTTATATATGCGATACCTTTTTGCCCCTATAATTTTTTTTAAAAAAGTTGCGATTCCCATTGACAACTCTCGTTGCGTTCGCTATCTTGTACTTAACGAAACGGGGGAACTCCCCCGGTTCCGGGGGCCGCGCCTCACGCGCGCGGGTCTTGGCTCTTTGACAATTCCGGCCTGCATAGCAGGCAAGCAAGCGCGGCACTTTTGCTTGTCACTTATGATAGCAAAGGCGCTTGCGGATATATAGAGAAAGCGAGAATGGCAACAATTTCGTATACACACCGTTGCCGATTAGATTCTAGGCGGGAGTAGTGCGCCTAATGAAAAGGAGAAATACCATGCAAGCCATTGCTAACCTCCCCGCCATTGCTCCTATCCGTACCCGTACCGCTCAAGTTGATCCGGAATCTGCTTATGCGTCTTATGATCCAGCTCACCTTGATAACGGTCAGTTTGATGCTTTGTGTCAATCTCTGCCGCTCTTGCGTTCAAGTGTGACAAAGGTTTTCGACATTCTGATCAAGGCCGGATTGCATCAGGTTTTCACAGACAAGGAATGCACGCGATTGACGCGCCTTGCTAAGATATGTGATCCGCAATCCCATGAATGGCGTCAGGCTTTGCAAGCAATCCGAATCATGGCTGGTGGATACATCCGGGATAGTATCACCGGAAAGCTGTATCCCCCGGACGACCGGGAAGCTGTAACTGCTGTCCGGTACATTGCTAAGGATAACGCTTTCGTTATGAATCGCATTGACAAGAACATATGGCGCGCTGCAAAGTCTCGATTCATCAAGACCTTTCAGCATCAGACATATACGGCACTAACGCTTGAACGTAAGCCCACGGCGAACAGCGTAGGGCTCGACCGTCTGCACAATGTGATCAAGTTCTATCGTAAGCACGAAGCCGATTGGTCAAGTGCTGACCTTGCCAAGATCAGAGCGTGCATCAACACGCTCGAAAATATCCTGAGTGATGCCCAATAAAAAACCTAGTGCGCTACTCCCGCTTAGAATCTAATCGGCAACGGATAATAACACAAAGGAGAAATATACAATGACGATTGAGTTTCTTAACGGGCACGGCGATGTTGTACAGGCAATGCCCGGTATGACATTCGCCGGGAAGTATGTGACAGTATCTGTCATGATGGGTATGTTACTGCACTACATGCAAACGGAGGGCTTCTCTGGTTTTAGGTTCCGCATCGGTTGCGCTCGAACGTCTGCTGTCATGGTGTTGTAGTGACACAAGAAAAGTAGCACGCGCCCCGCCGTGCGTGCTACTTTATTTTTCTTTTTTGCCGTGCCCGTAAGGTGTACACGATGGGAAGAATACCGACTTTTCTCCATAAGAACAACATAGGTTGACACTGACATAATCTCGAAAGTGTAACACATTACACATATACGTCAGTGATTTTTCTATCGGCTCGAAAAAATGCCCTCGACTTGTGCATTTGACACATACACCCCTCATTTTAAATGTGTAAGTAGTACAGTATGAACTGTCACTATATACTCTTTGGGCTAGAACAGGTTGTTATACACTAGAAATTTTAAGCTCAATCCTTACTTGGAACTGTTAGCGGATTACACGTTTAACAGAAACGGTTGTATGAACTCATATAAATACGTCACTGTAAGCAGTTATACAACTTAGTACACTTTACACTTACTACATGGTAAGCGCCCGTAATGCCCGCACTATTTTATGTGAGAAAAGTTTTGCCGTACTACCCTGATCAGAGTGATCATGTGTGTCTCAAATTTCTTGCAACAGTGGTTTTGTCTCGCCCGCACTACCCGCACACAGTAAGAAAAGTAAATAAAAATAAATAACTTATATAAAAATTATTTATTATTTATTTTCTTTACTTAGTCCTGAACATTTCGGCTTTTTTTTTGCGATCCGCGAAAATAAAAGCCCTATAGGATTTAAAAACCCTAGGGCCGTGTTTTTCGGCGGATCACAATTTTTGGCCCGAAAATTTCGGCACTTTGTGCAGCGGGCCTCGCCCTCTCTGCATCAACAGATTGCTATCAACCTCGGTAGGTTACAACTCAATGTGCCGACAGCCGAACCATTCACTTAGGTTGTTGCAAGAAATTTGATCACCAAAGTGATCACCGCTGATCATAAAAAATTTTAGCAGCCCCGTTGACAATGTACGTCCAGTAAGTTATTACTACTTCCATAGGAGGTTCATTATGTTCGCAGTAAAAAGTTATAAACATCAGACACTTCCGTTCAGTTTCCTTGTGGTGTTTGCCGATGGCGGGGCCTACTACCGGGCAACCGACTTGCAGCGGGCTTTTCAGGTGACGAACATCAGCCGCCCGCTGGCGAGTTGTCAGGGTGAGACTGTCCGGTTCCGTATGCTGCGGGATCGGTATGCTATTCCGGCGGCGGCGTATTCGGGTGTCATTGGTGCCGAGGCATCGTTGCTTACTCTTGCGGGCCTCAAGACTTTCGCCAACTACGGCACCCTGAGTTTGTCGCCTGTGTACAAGTGGGTTACTGAGGAACTGCCGCGTCTGGTAGAAGCTGACATGGGCAAGTATCCTAATGTGCCTGACAGTATACCGCCGAACTCATCCCGCCGCACGGCACGAGTGCAGTTGCTTGAGGAGAAGCTGGAGAATCAGGCGGATGTACTCCGTCAGGTTTTGCTGATGCTTGATGCAGTTGAGAAGCGCCTCGATATGCTCGAACGGAGGATGCAGTAATGGCGGCTATTTTGAAAAGGGTTTTCCACCATAATGTGGATGTGCCGATTCGTTTCTTATGGACACAGAAGGAACCGTGGTATCAGGCAAAGTCCATTGCCCTGTTCTTGGGGATTTCCAATTTGCCCCGTGCGCTTTCCATGTGCCCGCCGGATAGCGCGAAGACCTTGTACGAACTGAGCCTTATTTACGGCGGCCCGTCCCGCTATGGGCGCACCATCCCGCCGCAGACGTTCTTTATAAACGACGCCGGGGTTGAATCGTTTACGAACTACAACCAGCGTGTGCCCATTATTACAACCCGTGTGCCGTGGCTTCTCAATGAGCTGATCCCGCTGGCGCACAAGCCCATACTTCCGGGCGACCCGGACATCATCACGGCAGACAGTCCTTACTACAACAAGAACTATCGTCTTCGCCTGACGAAAGCCGACCTTGAGAAACGGTTGTACGGCATGGGGGAAGACATCAGCAAGTTGCAGGATATTCTTGCCGACATGCGCGTTGAATTGGATGTCGGGAAGAACGCCCCCGAATTGCAGAACATATATCTTGAGTTTGCCGAAATGCGCACCGACATGGAGGCATTGCGGGCCGAGCTTGGCAAGACGAAGGACGCCCTGCGCACCCTTGCGCAGTTGGTTGCCCCCATCCTTGATAAGCACAATTAATCTGGGAGTGTGAAGAGAGATGATCTACAGCTTCAACTACAAGCGGGGAACGCAGGTATTCGACAACGTAAAGTCTCTTGCCGATGCCATTAACTTTGAGCTCCCCCGCAATTGGGATTGCAGCGGCGAGATGAACAGGAAGGCAGATGAGATCAATGCTTTCGTGCAGAAGAAGGTGTCGTGTGCCCACCTTGGCGTGGTGGGCCTCTTCGATTCGTACACGCCGCATATATCGACCACAATGCTGGAAGCGACGTGGTATTGTGCCGTCTCTGCATACGACAAGGCCATCAGGAACTTGCATTGTGTGGTGCGGATGCACACGGGGTTTGACTACCCCTATGCCGTGGGCGTCGGCACCTCCCTTGCCGCTGACAGGAATCCCGGCAAGATGAAGTCGTTCCTTGGTGCCTTGCGGGATTTGGGGGCGTTCATACCGGAGAACTCTTTCGAGTACATGCCCGACCTTGCCGTGGCTGTAGTGCTTGCAAGGCTCAAGGCCCTGAGCAACAAGGGCGTCCCCAATGCAGACAATGTGCCGTCCATGTTCATCGTCACGTCCGTCCTGAATTGATGCCCGCAGGCCCGGCATTGCGCCGTCAGTGCCGGGCATGTCGTGGTTCGCATCATGCAGAGGGATGAATGGCTCTACTGCGCAGGCCGCAGGTACTTCATCGACAGCGACAGCCCTTGGTTCCCCGTGTGTGAAGAAAACCTTTTGCCGGAATAAGGAGAGAAGAGATGTACGAAGTCACAAGAACCTACAAGGTGTATCCGTTTAACGAATTGCCTGAGAAGCTGAAGGACAAGGCACGCGACCAGTTTCGTGACGACCTCGTAAATCAGGCCCTCAGCGATGCGCAGGACGACATCTATTGGGATTATATGCCCGATGAGTTCGGCATGAAGATGAACTTGAAGGAGGGTTTGTACTTCGATTTGTATTATAACACCGTGTCGTTCGTCGCCAATCCCGTGGACTACCTTACCCTGTACGAAGAGTTCCTTCTCCCCCGGATGCGGGCGTGGCGGGTGCCGCCCACCCCGTGGGCCGAGAAGTATATCCGGCACATCATCAAGGCCGGGTGGGGATGCTTCACTTGGAAGATTGAACACGGGCGGCTTGGGTTCAAGGACTACGCCCATGTCGTTGCCGAGTACGACGACAGCCATCCCGTTGCCGAGTTCAGGCAATCGCGGCTGGAAGCTCAGGCGGATGAGGCATTACGCCAAGTGTGCCGCGCCTTCGAGGAACTCGGTGCCGATATGATCGGTGCCGCCCTGAAGATGTTGAAGACCATCCAGCACGATGCGGAACAGGATTCCTATGTGGATGAGTTCCTTAATTTCAATGAATACGAGTTTGAGGTTGACGAAAACGGTTGCTATGTGGGGGTACACTGATGAGCCACGCCATGATTCCCGACGACAGCATCAACTACGAAGAGGGCGCTATCCTTTGTGATTTTGACGACATCATCATTCTGGTGCCGGATCACTACGGGCAGTACATGCTTCAGGAACTGGTGTCCCGCTACACCATCAAGGGGGTGGAAGAGGAGGCGCTCTCCATTGCGGCGGACGGCCCGGACAACCCGCACTATCTGGAAGTCTGGGATGAGATTGTGGACAACGGATACATCGAGGTGGACGGCAAGCGGTTCAACCTCTGGGTAGGGGAGAGCGACATTTGCGCCGTGCGTGAAGGCTCCAACTTTGAAAAGTATCTCAGCATGTAAAGGAGAGATGTTACGGATAAGAGCTACGTTACCTTGGCGACGAAGTATTGCCCCATGTGCGGGAAGGAATGGGAGACGGGCGAGATTCTTATGGACAGGCAGTTGAAGAACAGGTTCGACCGCCACACCATGACCGGGATTGCTTTGTGCGAGGAACACGCGGCGCTCCAGCGGGAGCGTGACCTCATCCTGATCATGGAGGGTGTCGATGAGGGCAAGGCGTGCTCCGGGAATGCCCTGATGATTCCCCGCGACCTTTGCCATAGCTTGCTGAAGCACCTCTTCGCCAAGGCTGATGACATCCCGCAGTCGTTCGTCACCGAGCCGGAAGGGTATAAGATGATCCTCAATGTCGCTGAGGCAATCAGGGACAGTGCGGAATCCGAGGACTAGCAGCAATCAGCACGATGCCGGGCCGTGCCTACCGAAAGGGCGCGGCCCTTTTCATAAACCTGAAAGGAGAGAACCATGAACAACATTAGAGAACGTCACCTTGTGAATGATGCCGCCGTCAATGACCTCACCGAAGAGGAACGCGCTAAGCCTACTGAAGCTATGCTTACCAACTTCCTCAACAAAGACTGGCCCAAGCTGGAACAGTTCCTGCGGGATAACCTTGGGGGCATGAGCCACATTATCTTCAACGTGAACGCCGGGTTCAACAAGAAGGAAAACGAGGAGAAGGATCCGGGGCATTGCCTGTTCGCCGTTATCGGCAAGGCGAGCCCCAACGCCCTGTTCTCCGCAACGATGACCTCCCTTGAGGCTGCCTCCAAGAGCATGGCTACGCTGACGCAGGACAGCGGCGAAGACTACGAGGTTCTGAGGGCTGGTTTCTATATGGTGCTTATGCAGACAATCATTGACAAGATGAGGGAACTCGGTGTGGAGGAAGATGCCATCGTAATGGGGATTAAGGAAGTCCTGCATGGCGACGATTTCGAGAACGCGGAACCGGATGAACATCAGGTCTGGCAGTAACATGGACGGGGGGCGCAAGCCCCCCTTGTTGGAGGTGCAGTATGGCAGATGAAGCAAAGGTGAAGCTGTTCGCAACGCACATGCTGAACATGGCTGTGTCCATTGCCCATGATGAATTGCCGAGGGAGTACGGCTATGCCCCCTCGGAATCCAAGGACTACATAGACCCAAGGGATATGGAGATTGCCCTTGAAGAAGCGAGGGAGTTCGCTCACCACATGCAGCAATGCGGGCTCGACATGGATAGCTGGAGCCCCCAAACCCTGATGCTTGCGGGCCTCTCCTTCTGGTGCGTGCGCAACGGGTACGGCACCTCGTTCTCAGGATACCCCACGCACTTCTCGAACAGCGACGCCCGTGCGCTTGAGAACATTTCCTTCCTCTTCCCCGCAGTCTTCCCCTACATGGACAATGGCAAGGTACGAATCTACTAGGAGGCAATGAGATGAGCAGCGAGATTGTGATGTTTGATGCTGGCGAATTGTTTACGAAGAACCCTTCGGGCGTGAAGCTCCCCGGCTGGTCTGAGCCGAGCGCGTTCACCCCGGCGGTCAATCCCTACTACCACTTCCCCGCATGGTCTGTGGATGTCGTCATGTGGATCATCCATGTGCGGGAACCCCTGTTCCTCTTCGGCCCGACCGGGTGCGGCAAGACGACCTGCATCAAGCAGGTGGTGGCGAAGCTCAACTACCCCGTCTATGAAATCACCGGGCACAGCAGGTTGGAGTTCCCCGATCTCGTGGGGCATCATGTCGTGATTGATGGGGATATGTCCTACGAGTACGGCCCGTTGGCTAAGGCCATGCGGGATGGCGGGCTCTTCCTCCTCAACGAGATTGACTTGCTCGACCCGTCCACAGCCGCAGGCTTGAACTCCATCCTTGACGGAAGTCCGCTTGTCATCCCGGAGAACGGGGGCGAGATCATCAAGCCAAGCCCCATGTTCCGGTTTGCCTGCACTGCGAACTCGAACGGCAACGGCGACGAGACGGGCATGTATCAGGGCGTCCTGCGCCAGAACATGGCCCTGCTCGACCGCATGATGGCGGTCAGGGCGGACTACCTCTCGCCTGATATTGAAGAGTCCCTTCTCCAGTATGCCGTGCCGCAACTGCCCAAGGAACTGGTCGGCAAGATGGTGGAGTATGCCGGGGCAGTGCGGAACCTGTTCGTCGGGAAGGAAACGAACGGCATGGATGAGCCGCTTGACATCACCCTTTCGACCCGCGCCCTTATCCGGTGGGCTCAGTTCATCGTCATGTACAAGCCTATCAGTGCTAATGGGATTGACCTTGTGGAGTACGCCTTTGACCGGGCGCTCGGATTCCGGGCGAGCACGGCGGGCAGTATCGTTCTGGCGGAACTGCGCCAGAGAATCTTCGGTTAACAATGGAGGTACACCATGAACACGACAGTCGTTAACAACTCCGGTTGCGTACACCTTGACGTAAGCATCTGGTCGGCACGCGCTAGGCTCCGCAGGGAGGACATCCCCGACGCCGACAAGCTCCCGCCTGAAGACTTGGCGACGATGGGATCGAAGCGCCTCTTCGACCCTGCCAAGATGCGCATCTTCAACACGTTGAAGGCCCGCGCCTTGTGCGGCCTCGACAAGATGGGCGTCCGGTTCCTCGGCGGCTGGCTCATGCACGAGGACAAGATGGACGAAGCCAACCAGATGCTGGAGGGCGTTGCATCCGAGTTCAACGCCGCCGTGCAGGACTTCCTTTCCAGCTACGATGCTGAAACCGAGGAGTGGCTCAAGGCGTTCCCGCAATGGGCGGGCATCCTGCGCAATGCCCTGCCCTCTAAGGATGCCCTGCGTGGCAAGTTCAAGTTCCACTGGCAACTGTTCAAGGTCGAGCCCATTGCCGTGGCGACGACCAGCAACGGGAACAACCTTGGCGCAACCATCGGTTGCTTGGGAGACACGGCGCTTGAAGAAGTGGCGGGCATGATTCGGGACATCTACGAGGAAGTCTTCAAGGGCAAGGCCACCGTCACCCGCAAGTCCCTGCGCCCGGTGCGCACCGTCCTGCAAAAGCTGGACGGGTTGTCCTACCTGCATCCCGATGTCGGCGCAGCCCATGCCTTCCTGCGGGATGCCTTCATGTCTGTGGATGATACGGAGAAGCTGAAGAACCCGGACATCGTGCGCATGTTCTCCGGGCTCCTGTCCGCCATGTCGAGTGCCGAGGCAATCAAGGCCCTGTGTGCCCGCCGTCAGACGGAACAGAAGACGGACGTTCTCAGCATGTTCGATGCCGCAACGGGGCGCAGGGAAGAACCCGCTGCGCCCGTTGAGCCCGATGAGATGAACGACTTGCTTGAGAAGTTCAAGGCTACGGCTGGCATCATCAACGCCCGTGGATTGTTCTAGGAAAAGGAGGAGAGATGAGGTGCGGCAATCTGGAATGCGCAACCTTGGCGATGGTCGCCAAGGCTGTGTCCCTGAACTACAATGTTGATGTGGACATCAGCGGCAGCAATGCAATGACATACCAAAAGCAAGACCCGTATACGGGGAAGACATCCTACAGCATCAGCATCCCGACCGTGGATGTGCTGGACAAACAGCACATGCGGATGGTGCGGGGATACCTCGACCACGAAGCGGGCCATGTCCGGTTCACTGACTTCACCCTTTTGGAATCGTTGCGTGACGACCCTGCATATGTGATGTCGCTCATAAACATAGCTGAGGATATTTACGTTGAGCGTGAAATGGGGAAGCGATATGTTGGATGCGAGAAGAACTTGCGCTGGTTGTCCAAGCATCTGTTTACGGAGAACTATGACAAACCCAACCTTGTTCATCTGAGAAAGTTGCGGAACAATCTGGAACTGCATTTCCAACTGTTCGTCATGCACGTCATGAACTATACCCTGTACTATATGCGGGCGAAGCTGGTCGCTGACTTGTCCCCATTCATCCCGTCCGAGCAACAGGCCGTGGAGTGCTTGGCTCCCGGCCTGACCAAGAACCTTGTGCCGATTATGGAGAAGTGGTTCCCCATACTTACTTCAACGTATGCTAGTTGCCAGTTCGGTAAGGAAATGTACGAAGCCATCAAGCAGTACATCAAGAGACCGTATGCCGGGCATGATTCCGCTGGTACGAATCCGTTTAAGAAAAGTATGCAGGACAAGGTGAAGAACTATGCCAATACTCCGAAGCAGATTGCAGAAGAAATGAAGGATATGCTGGAGGAAGCGGCAGAGTTTTCCTTCCGTAAGTGGGCTGATGGTTGGCAGCAGTCAACCTTTACGGACATCGGCAAGAGTGCGGGCGCTGAATTGAAGATAATGCACGACAAGTTCATAGGTATGTTTGAGGACAGGAGCAGCAGGACATTTCTGGCGCATTCCGTCCCGCCGCTGTCTCTCTATACGAAGGGCGATAAGATACCCTCCAACTTTGTTACGAAGGCCATGAGCATCACGGCGCAACTGGACGCCCAACTGTCCGGGTTGATGCAGTCCATTGTGCTGAACCGCGGCGGGCATACCTCCCGCGGCAAGCTCGACCCCCGGAAAGTCTACCGCCTGAACGTCAACAATCCGCGGGTGTTCTACCGCAAGGAGGAACGGCTGAAGTTCAACGCTCAGGTTGTCATCCTAGCTGACTGCTCCGGTTCCATGCAGGGGCAGCGGGAAATGATGGCGAGCATCTCTACCTATGCACTGGCCCGAAGCCTGCGCAAAATCCCCGGCATCAGGACGGACGTTTATTATTACAGTGCGGTGACGTTCGAGCGGGCGCTGTCTCAATCGGATCACATCTCCCGGTTCAGCAGGATGCAGGCGAGCGGCGGCACGCCCACGGGTTCGGCGGTCGAGAATGCCCTGAGCTTCTTCAACTACTGGGATGATTCCCGCAAGATTATCCTGCTTGTCACCGATGGCGAGGCACAGGATATGGAGTACCTTCGGTACGTGTTGCAAGTGGCGGCCCGGAACAACGTGGAGGTGTTCGGCGTCGGGATAGATTGTGGCGCAATAGAGGAAGTGTCCGAACAGATTAAGGATTGCAAGGTTATTAAGCACATTAGGGAACTCCCTGCGGCGATGTTCGCCATGCTCAGGAAGGCATTGGTGAGGTAGGCGATGGCTCGGTATGTGAACAACAAGGACATGGACAAGTTCATTGTGGGGCTTGTCAATGACGGCTGGACGTTTCAGTATAGGAAGAAACATATGCGCCTGCTGTCGCCGGATGGGGAGAAGATTATCACGGTGAGCACAAGCACCAGTGATCAAAGGGCTATCAAAAATACGCAGGCTATCCTGCGGCAGTGGCAAAGGAGCAAGCCTGATGTCGCGATGGAGGGAAACGCCGGAACCTAGGTGCCAGTATTGCAGCCACTACCGCAGCGGGGACAACGTGTGCATCATGTGCGTGCTGAACCCAGACGCCCCCCCCGCTGCGGTTCATTCGCTCTTCGAGAAGGCGGATGGGCTGCCCAATGTCCCGAACATCCGGGACGAAATCGGGTACCGCCGTGTGGATAACGGGCGGTGCTCGACATGCAGGTACTTGCGGAACGTGAGCCCCAACAAGGGGAAGCACGTTTATGTTTGCGACAAGTTCAGATTCTTTGTTAAGTCCGCCCGGTATACGGTATGTTCCTACTGGAGCGGGCGCTACGGTACCTTGTGGGAGGACAACGATGATGGGTACTAAGATTGCGTACTTCCTATGGTTCCTTGTGATGGTCATGATCCTTCTGGTCAACTCGTGCGAGAGCTACGAGCACCACCAGTGGAGGATGAACATGGAGCATAGGGTGGACGCTTTGGAACATTTACTTTCTAAGTGATAGCTTTACAACACTTAGGATAAATGCTATAAGCAAGCTAATGTTTAATTACGGAGGTTTATATGAGCGACGAAGTACAGAGCAATCCGTTGGATATGTTGTTGAACCAGCTCCTGCCCACCATTATCAAGCGGCTGAAGGATGCAGAAGCCACGCTCCACCAGATGGGCGGCGATGTGGACAGGCTTGAGCGCCGTTGTACGGCACTGGAACAGATGGTTCTCCAGCAGGGCGGCGGCACCGACAAGGCCACGCTTGAGAACATCCTCGACCGCCTCGCCGCATTGGAAGCGGCGGAACGTCCCGCCCCCAAGAAGCGGGCCTCCAAGAAGAAGGCGGCGGAATCCATGCCTGAAGTTGCCGAGCCTGCCCCCGCGCCCGCTGCGCAGGGTGCGCCCATGAAGCCGAGCCTGTTCTCGGTGGACGACATCGGCGTTGACCGTGCGTCCGTCATCGTAAAGCATGATGTCGTCATGACGGGCGACCTGCTCCGCTATGTATTGTCCTTCGTTCAGGCTGGCGTCAACACCATTGAAGACCTCGTGGCGAAGAGCGAGCTCCCGCAGGAAGTGCTGGTCGATGTCCTGTCCCTGACCCCGCAGGAACAGGCACAGATCATGGCTGTGTTCCACTGAGCAGAGCGGCCCCCTTCGGGGGGCCATAAACTGGAGCGACATTGTGCATATAATCACAATAGATGCGGAAACTTTTTGGAACCATAAAGATTATACCCTGAGCAAGATGGGGCCAATTGAATACATTCGCGACCCCCGGTTTGAAGTCCAGCTCATGGGCATCCGCATTGACCGGGGCAAGACTGAGGTGTTCGAGACGCATGAGATACCCGCCGTGCTCCAAGCCCTCGACCTTGCGAACCGCAAGGACTGCATCGTTGTGGGGCACAACCTCAACGGGTTCGACGCGCTCATCCTCTCCGAGCATTACGGGATTGTGCCGTACCTGTGCCTCGACACAATGACCATCTCCCGATGGATTGGCCTGTCCCGATTGGGGAACGAGAGCCACGCCCGGTTGACGAAGTTGCTCGGCACCGGGGAGAAGAAGGCGGGCACTGTGGTCAGTGACGGAAAGCATTGGCCCCATGACTTCACGTCCGAAGAACGGAAGTTCTTCAAGCAATACTGCGCCGACGATGTGACGCAGTGCTCCGAGAACATGCACACCATGCTGGAGTCGGGGCTGGTTACGAAGGATGCCATCCTGTTTTCCAACATCATCTGCCGGATGGGGACGCAACCCATCTTCCGGTTGGTGCCGAGCCTGCTCGATACCTACGTTAAGGAGCTGGAGGAACGGGCTGAACGGGCACGGCTTGACCTGTCCCGCATCTTCCATTTCCACACGAAGGAAGAGTTCCTCCAGAACATCCGCAGTGCGGACAAGTTCTGCGCCATGATGCGGACGCTCGGCATGGAGCCGCCCATGAAGGTGAGCGCAGCGAGGACGAAGACGGCACGGGCAAAGCTGGAGGCGGAGTATGCCTCGCTCTCTGGTGCAGGATATGCTGTCGTCAATGGCTACGCTGGCGACGATGCGAAACAGAAGCGCATCAACGAGGTCGTCGGGATGTTGTCGAATCCGGCATCCTATGAAGTGCTGGCCCCGGCCTTGTCAAAGAACGATTACGAGTTCGTGAACTTGCAGAACCATGAGGACGACCGCATTGCCCTGCTGGTGCAGTCCCGGTTGGAGAACAACAGCTCCATCCAGATGAGCCGGGCGCTTCGGTTCGTCACCCTCGCCAAGTCGGGCAAAGCCTTGCCCGTGATGCTGAACTGCTTCAAGGCTCACACGAGTCGACTGACGGCGGGGAACTCTGAGGGCGCAAGTGATTCAATTAATTTACAAAATTTGAGTAAACGTAATCCGAAGATGCTTACGCTTCGCCGGGCCATCGTCGCCCCGAAGGGGTACAAGGTCGTCGCCGCGGACTCAAGCCAGATTGAAGCGCGCCTGCTGGCATACATTGCCCGGCAGGACGACCTCTTGGATAAGTTCCGCACCGGGGAAGACCCGTATTCCCAACTTGCCGAGAACATCTTCAATGTGCCGTGGAAGGAAATCAAAGCCGGGAACAAGGCGGGCGATCCCCGCATGACCATGTACCGGAATGTTGGTAAGAAGGCCATCTTGTCCGCTGGCTATCAGGTAGGCTGGAGGAAGTTCAGCAACTCCCTCTTGGGCGACGGCGTGAAGCTCCATGCTGATTTGGAACAGCACCACCAGATGGCGAAGCACGCCCACAGCGTCTACCGTCTGACGCATGGCAACATCGTCCAGTTCTGGGGCCGTTGCCTTGAAGTTATCCGGGCGCTGTACCTAGGTTCCGAAGGGACATTCGGCGGGCCGAACGATGATTACTTCCAGTTCGGGGCAATGCCCTTCATTAAGGGCAGCCTGCACGATGGGGCGGAGAATATGGCCCCTAGCGTCAAGATGCCGTCAGGGTATATCCTTCGGTATCCCGCCCTGCATGTGCAGACGGATGGGCGGCGGGAGGAGTTCTTCTACAAGCGCCCGTTCGGGAAGAACATGGTGGACACCAAAATCTACGGCGGCCTGCTGTGCGAGAACCTGATCCAAGGCTTGGCTTTCCAGTTGCTGATGTGGCAGGCGTGCCGGATGTATGAGCATGGCATCCCGCTCAAGGCCAATGTGCATGACGCATGGATTACCGTGGTGCCGGAAGCCGATGCCGAGCGGGTGCAGTCGCTCATGGAAGCGGATATGTCGAGCGTTCCCGATTGGCTCCCCGGTTTCCCCGTGGCCTGTGATTCCAAAGTCGGTGACGATTACACCATAGCGTAGAGGGTTGATGATGTTTGTATTCTCTCCATCCAACATGATGAACTACAGGCTGTGCCCGCGTCGGTTCGAGGGGCAGTCCATCACAAAGGAGATCAAGTGGAAGGCTTCAATGGCAAAGAGCCGGGGGAGCCTTGTCCATAAGGCTCTGGAAGAAGCCATGTCTGATGGTTACGATTCGGTAACGAAGTGGCCTGATGATTTGTGCCAAGGGTATGTACAGGAACAAATCCTTTGGGGCCGTGAGCTTGTGGAGACTATGGAGCACAGGCTCTATATCGAAAAGGAACTCACGGTATCCCGGCAGTGGGCGAAGACTGGATGGTGGGATGATGATGCCTACCTGCGGGCCAAGGCCGATATGATCCTTGTCCCCCCGCTGAAGTACCCTGACATGCCCGTGCATGTGGTGGACTTCAAGACGGGCAAGAAGTGGGATACGGACGACTTCCAGCTTAGGGTGGAAGCTCTGCTATGCCATATCCTTTTCGACCGCCCGGTAGTTTCCTATGCCTACTGGTATGTGGATGCAGGCGAGACGGTGGACATGACCATTGATTTCCGCAACGGCATCCAGCTTGTGCAGGATGTCGTGGAGCTGATGTCCGAGATGGACAAGGCCATTGTCAACAAGGATTTCCCTAGCAGGAAGAACAGGTTCTGCAAGTATTGCGACTTCTACAACACGCCGTTGTGCGGGCTGTGAGGGTATCGCTATGGCGACGACGCCGGAAGGCAAGGTCAAGACTGCCATCAAGTCTGTGCTCAAGGATGAAGGCGTTTACTATTTCATGCCGAGGGGCACGCTGTTGGGCCGCCGCGGGGTATCCGATTTCATCTGCTGTGTGAACGGCAAGTTCCTCGCCATTGAAGCCAAGGCCGGAACGAACAAGCTCTCGCCCACCCAGATGCTGGAGAAGGATGCCGTTACGAAAGCGGGTGGCGTCGCCCTTGTGATCAACGAAAGCAACCTTGATCAACTCCGGTTGATCATTCAGGGGATGAGATTGTAAGTCATGTTCGTTGTTGGGAATAACATCGTCGTTTTTGAAGACCACGGGCAAATGGTGGTGAAGGTCACTGACCCCGCGCAACGCCGGGCTGTGGTGAACTTGCCGTATGCCGTGGTCAAGGAAGGCGAGGGCCAGACATTGGTTCAGTTGCCGTGGTGTGAAGATGCCTGCCGCTTGTTGCAGAACGTGGGCATTGCCACGGTCGACGCGGCCCCGGTATTCCACAAGAGCCAGCTCTTGGTGGAGGGGATGTATAAACCGATGTGGCACCAGCTTTTCACGGCGGCATTCATCACGCTGAACCCGCGGTGCTATGTCCTGTCTGACCCCCGCACGGGGAAGACGGGGTGCCTTCTCATAGCAATGGACTATATGCAGAGGTACGGCATCGTGCCCGGCGCGTTCCTCATCATCACCACGGTGACGACCATGCGGAACGTGTGGGAGAACGGCATAACTTCCACCCTGCCGGGGGTTCGGGTTCAGTTGGTGAACGGCAAGGGGAGAGAGAAGCAACTGGAGAACCCGGCGGATTACTACGTCACCAACTACGATTCCATCCGGCTGTCTCAGGAAGCCTTTGCCAAGGCGGTGCGGGACGGGCGGATTGCCGGGGTTGTCATTGATGAGCTGACCCATGTCGGGAATGTTTCCAGCCAGCGGTATCAGGCCATTAATGCAATAGTGAATCGGTTGAACGTGAAGCATGTTATCGGCATAACGGGTTCGCCCGCCGAGAACAACGTGAAGACTGTGTTCGGCATGTGCAAGATGATCAACGCCACGAGGTTGCCCTGCACTACCCAGAAGGCATGGATTGGAATGACGACCTATGCCTACGGGACGGAACCTTTCATGCGGCAAATCTCAAGCGCGGCCCCGAAGATTATCCACGAGGCCATGCAACCAGCGGTGCGCTTCAACAAGAAGGACATCATAGACTTGCCGCCAGTCGTTACCCAAACCCGGTCGTGCTCATTGAGTTCCGAGCAGATGAAGCTGAGGCTTTCACTGCGGCAACAGGCTATAGCCCTGCTGGATTCCGGTGAGGTTATCACTGCCGCCAATGGCGGGGTGCTGTACCAGAAGTTGATGCAGGTGTCGCAGGGCATCGCCATTGGAGAGGACGGCACCGTCCACCAGATTGACAGCAAGGACAGGACGAACACCATCCTTGAAGCAATAGGGGAGACGTACCGCAAGGTGGTTGTCTTCTGCTGTTACAAGGGCGTCATTGCAAAGCTGGCATCGGACATTGCCAATGCAGGGTATACGGTGGGTGTCGTGGACGGGAGCATCACCGGGGAGCGCCGGGCAAAGGTACTGCACTCTTTCCAGTACGAGAAAGACCCGCATGTCCTCATCTGCCACCCGACGACTACAGCATACGGGGTGGAGCTGTCCGCCGCCGACACGCTCATCTTCAACGGGCCGCCCCCGCTTGGCGGGTTCATCTATGCACAGGCTCTGGAGCGGTTGAGTTCTGCAAAACAAACTGCTGACAAGATTAGCATTATTCGCATCGTCGCATCGCCCGAAGAAAAAAAGTTCTTCAAAAGTCTTGACATGGGCCGGGATATGGGTAGCTTTATATCAACACTGTTTGAAGACTTTCGCAGGGGGTTAGCATGAGCGACGCGGTTTTTGATCGAATCGAGAAGCAGTTGCCTGAGTTCTTTGACCGGGCTCAGGCTGAAAAGTATACCAACGGTTTGGTAAGTGTGCAGTCGCTGCGGCAACTTGCGCATCGCAGGCAAGGGCCGAAGGTTCACTACTTCGGGCAGAAGGTGGTGTACCTCAAGGAAGAATTTATGGAATGGGTAAGGAGTTACTATGCCGCCACAAAGTACCGCGCCGACCCTTGGGGCGCTGGCTCGGATGTATGCGGAGACGAAGAACATCCGGCAGCAGTTGGAGAGCAAGGTGAAGGAACTGAAGGATGCAGAAATGCAACTTCAGAAAAGGATTCTGCTGGAGATGTCGGCAGAAGGATTGACGACCAGCAGGTATGAAGGCATCGGGCGTTTGTCGATAACGAACCGGAGCCATTATGAAATTGCAGACATCGAGGTTCTTATCAAGAAGATGGTTCAGACCATTGGTGAGGCGGTGCAGAACAACCGCCCGTGGGCAGACGGGTTGCTGTTGCAACAGCGTGTCCATGCCGGGAACCTCGACGATTATATTGCGGACATGAAGGCGGCCTCGCCCGGACTGACAGATGAAGATTTGTACAAGCAGTTCGGTGTCCGCAAGGTTACGGAAAAGGTTGTATCTTTAACCAAGAATTAGGAGAGAATGTGATGTCTCAGTTCCCCGTAGTTCAGCCCGTGTCTCAGCTTCCCATCCTTAACAGCGATGTGTTGCAGACGTTTACGAATGTGTTCGACGATGCGTTCAATGGGTTCGGCGGTGCCAACTTCCGGCGCATCAAGGTGCGCAAGCTGGACTTCGCCCTGTGCGAGAACGGAGCGCAGGAAGTTGTGCCTGCCAATGGCTTGTATGCCGTCCTCGTGGGCGCGGCCCCCGTCAACCATTGCGTGTGGTACTCCCGTGTGTACGCCCCCGGACAGGAACCCGAAGCGCCTGACCTGACGTGGATTCAGCATACTCCCGATACGTTCCCCGATGCGCTTCCCGTTGAGTTCAGGCGGAAGCAGAACGTTAATGGTCAGGAGCGTTGGGCCTTCCAGATTTGCCGCCGTACCGTCTGGTGCGTGGCCCGCATTGTCAACGGACAGCTCTTCCTCGATACGGAAAAGCCCTACATCTTTGACCTCACCTCCAGCTCCCTGTTCGGGAAGTCCATCCCGGAACAGAATATGTACAAGTGGGGCGGGCTCCGGGATGTGTGCCGCCAGTATTCCACGGCTACGTTCACTTGCACGCCGTCCATGTTCCTGACCCAGATTGTCCTTGACGTGAACTCCCCCGTGCAGGGCGTGGTCATGTTCAAGCCCATGCGGGACAACAACGGCAACATGCTGTTCCTTGACGAATCGAATCTGTATCAGGTTCAGGAATGCGCCATGCGGCAGTCCACACAGGACTTGGCGGTTGTCCGGGAAAAGCTGACCTATGGTGATGCCCCGGCGCAGGCACAGCCCACGGTGTCTGTGACCCCGGCTCAGTCTCCGGTGCAGTCTCCGGTGCAGTCTCCGGTGCGGTCTCCGGTGCAGTCTCCGGTGCAGTCTCCGGTGCAGTCTCCGGTGCAGTCTCCGGTGCAGACTGTGGAACAGGCCGCCCCGGTTCTGTCGGGACTGATGCAGGAAATCCAGACCGTGCCGCCCGTTGCGCCGTCCGCGCCCGCCCCGGCACAGCAGCCCACGATTTCCGCTGAGGCTTTCGGGAACTTGCTGGATGCGGCAGATTCCATCTTGGGCTCTGTGGGCGGCGCGTTGGATACCCCGTCCGCCATGCCGGAAGCGATGGAAGCGCCTGTTACTGCCGCGGCTCCCGAACAGCCTGAGCCCGTGCAGACCGCAGCACCCGCTGGACAGCCCGTGGCTGGCATGGTAAGTTCTACCACGCAGTCCACTATTGCAAACCTTATGTCGCAGTTGGGGTAGTTTTTAGTTGACAAGGTGAGGTGAGAAGCGTATGGTTCTTCTCACCTCACTGAGAAAACCTTCTTGCTCAGGCTGTTGCGAGGGGAGTTGCCGGGTGTAGTTCCGCCCGGAGTTCAACTGTGGTGCCTTTCGCAACAGCACTGAACAAGAAGGTTTTTTAACAGGCTGCACCACACAGCCGAGGAACTTCTATGCAAGAACATTTCCTTTCGAGAGTTCTCCCTTCGTTACCCGCTCCCGATCTTTTCGGGACTGCTCCCGTTTATTTCTCTCTTGGCCTGAGCAAGAACAAGGGCCAGTATCCAGATCAGAAAGCGTGCAGCTCGTTGTTCTCCATCATGCAGCATTGCGCCTCTGCCGTTGCTGCGGGATATGACAGCTACTTCGCTCTGTCCTCCTTCAAGGATGTCCTTTCCGGGCGCAAGCAAGCCAATGTCCACGAGATCAAATCCTTCTGGGCGGACATTGATGCGGGCAAGCCCAACAGCAAGTACCGTGACTGGAAGGAAGCCCTTGCCGCCGTGCGGGACTTCCAGACTGCAACGGGCCTCAAGGCTACATTCATTGTCTTCTCCGGTCGGGGGCTTCACGTTTACTGGACGTTGACGAAGGCGCTGACGCCTGAACTGTGGCGTCCTATCGCCTGTCTCTTCCATAAGCTCTGCGGGCAATACGGGCTCGACGTAGACCCTGCGCGTGCGGAAGACCCCGCCAGCGTGCTCCGCATCCCCGGTTCCCGGCACACGTCCAGCGGCAACCCTGTCGTTGTCCTGCGGGAAGAACCTTTCGATTACGACCCCAAGGAATTTCTGCGGCTCATCGGCGCTTCTTTAAAGGGAGATGCCGTAGCCGCACCGATTGCCCCTACCCATACCCCTCAGACCAAGGCGGCAGACCCGCTCGCCGTGGCTCTTGGGATGGGGCTGCAACCGCCTTCGGCAAAGGCGTTGCCCATCATCCAAGGCTGCCCCGCCGTCCGGGTGATGGGGCTCGCGTCCTACCCTCACTGGTTCGCGGGCATGTCCGTATTGCGGCGCTGCGTTGACGGCTTGGAGTGGGCTCACAAGTTGTCCGCTTTCGATGCTGCGCGGTATACCCCTGAAGATACGGAACGCAAGTTCTATGCGGCGGCACAAGATGCCCCGGCCCTCTGTAGCACATTTGAAAGAATGAACCCTGAGCTGTGCCAATCGTGCAAGTACAGAGGGCAGGTCAAGTCTCCCGTGCAGTTGCACAGGCTGGCGGTCAATGCCGCCTCAGCGCCCGTAGCTTCACCGCAAGCAACGGCTGTACCTGTACCACCGCAGGCAACGAAGGAACCCACAGTCCTGCCGATGCCCGCGCCGCAAGCCAATGTGGAAGCCGTGTCCGCACCGCAGTTCATGACCGCCGCGCAAGTCGCGACGATGGTGGATGCGGTTGCCGGGCACGGCACACATTTGCGTTTCCCGGAAACGTGGGAGCATCCCCGCCTGACGCTCAACCATCCGAACTTCAAGGTGGATACGCGGGGGATGATCCATGTTGTTGCCGAGAAGGATGAGACGACAGGGGCATACGTCTACAAGGAACACGTCATTTGCAAGACGCAACTGTACTACCTCTATTCCGTCTATGAGCGGGTGGACGACAAGCCCAAGCGGAATTTCATGTTCGAGCTTGTCCACCCCAATGGGCAGATAGAGATTGTAAAGTTCTGCCCCGATGTGGATCATGGGGAACAGAACATCATGAAGTGGATGTTCAACGCCCGCATGTTCCCCGTGCATACGGGGTATACGGGGAAGCTCTTTATGTCTTTCATCAATGCTTATCTGCAACAGGTAGTCTTTGACGTAGAGGAACTCTATACGTTCCAGAAGTTCGGATGGAACAAGTGCATTGACCAGAGCACCCGGCAGGAAACGACAGGGTTTGTCGTGGGCAAGGGCGTCGTCACGGCGTCCGGGCTCCATGCCGTGAACCATGCAAAGGGTGCCCAGAAGATTGCCGACAACGAACTGAAGGTGAAGGGGAACCTTGAAAACTGGAAGCGGGTTCCGCAAATGTACCGCATCTTGCGCCAGCCTGCGGGCCAGCTCGCCATGTGTTTCTCGCTGGCGGCCCCCTTCATGAAGTACGGATCGGGCGAGGCCCGGAGCGCCATCTATTCCCTCTGGTCAAGCGAGCCGGGGCTCGGCAAGTCGCAAGTCCTGCGTGCCGCCGCAAGCGTGTGGGGCGACCCGATGGAACAGTTCGTCGCCCGCGATACGTCAACCGTGGCCCGCACCCGGCGCATGACCATCCTCAACAACCTGCCCGTATTCTTTGACGAACTCACCGACATGAAGCCGGAAGATATGTACTCGCTGGCTTACACGCTGGTGGCCTGCAAGGAAAAGGAAAAGCTGAAGTCTTCCGGTCAGGAGTTTGTCGATACCGGGTCATGGACAACGGTGTCATTCGCCACATCGAACCGCTCCTTTAAGGAAGCCATTGCCCTGCACGCCGGGGATTCTGACGCCTCGCTCCAGCGTGTGATGGAATACGAATGCGACTTCCCCTCGTATGCGCACATGCCGAAAGTGCAGGCTTACATCAACGCCTGCATTGACGAATGCAAGAACAACTACGGGGTAGCCGGGCCTGAGTTCATGTATCAGGTTCTGCAACGCCCGGAACGTCTGGCGACCCTGACGAAGCAGGTGGAGCACTGGTGCTCCGCGCATGGGTTCGAGAACGCCGAACGCTTCATGGGGTATCCCTTGGCTATTGCGCTGAAGGTTGCTCGGTGGGCTGTGGAGTTCGGCCTCCTCGACTACGACATAGACGCTCTGGAACGGTGGGTTTTGGAAGTCTTTGTGCCGCACAACCGCAAGCGCACGAAGCAACACGCCCCCGACTTTGAAGGGAGCATCCGGGATTACTTGGCTGATCGCCAGCTCCACACGCTGACGGTGGTTGCCGAGGATCGCCCGCCGCACATGGCAGACCCACACTTCAAGGGGGTAGGGGACAAGTACGTCATTAACCTGCCGCCCAAGGAAATCTATGTGCGGGCCATACAGGATGAGGGCGTCGTATTCATATCCAAGTCAGACTTCACGGCATGGTGTCGGTTACGGCATATGTCCCCCTCGGTTATTATCAGCAAGCTACAGGCTTCTGGGTTGGGAGTTAAGGAGGTAGTCCGCAACTTGGGCAGGGGCTTGTCCTACCTCTCAATGCCGAGGGTGAGATGCTACATGCTGGAAGCAAATACGGTGGCGGCACTAGGTTATTCATTCGCCACAACACAGGAACAACCAATAGAGAAGGTGGAGTAAAGCTATGAGAGAAAGGTCAGTATTCGACAACGCCCGTGCGAATTTCCTTCTTACCGAACTGCGGGAACTGACGGAACAGTATGTGGAACTGGCGCAGCAGATCAGCACCATCCAGAAGGACATCGCGCATTGGTCGTCGCCCTACGAACAAGGCGATGTGATAGTTGGCTGGAATCATTCGACCCCGAACAAGGAAGCCGTGGTGATTGACGTGCTCTTTGATGAGGATGAGCCGCACTATGCCCTCAAGGTCTGCCCCTACAACCAGCAGGGGGAACGCTCCAAGGTGTTCCGGTACATCCCGGCGAACTTCCCCATCCAGTTTGTGCGGAGGGAAAAAGATGAACAGTAAGACAATGCACACCATCAGTTTCTTTCTGCTCCTCATGGGGAGCCTCATGCTGTTGTTTAATCTCCTTACCGTTGTGGTGCCGGAAAACCTGACGATCTTCAACGTGTACTGCGCCATGACCATTGTCTTTATCGTCATGGCTGTGTTTATCGCGGGCGTATTCTTCGCCCTGTCGCGTATCACGTTGTCGGTAACACATGCGGCTATTGACGAAGAGGGCAACAAGGGCCTTGCCTTTTCGTTGAAGATATTCGGCTTCAACCATATCTACTTCCTGAGAGCAGATGATGCAGATGAATGACGACACATACGACTTGGCTGGCTATGTTATGCGTTTGCAGAAAGATTTATCGGATTACAAACACACCGCAGTAGTTCTGCAACAGCGTCTGGTGGCGGCACGGGAGGAGTGTGAAGCTCTGCGGGCCAAGCTCAATGGCGAACTCGAAGAACGTGATGAACGGATACGGGTACTGAATGATCGCATATCGTTCCTGTCTACGGAGAACATGACCCTTCGGGCAAGCCAGTACAAGTGCCAGCAGGAAGTGGAAGAGCTGAGGTGCAAACTGCATGGGCAGAAAGCATCGAACGAAGGGCCGGAATTAGTGTGGAGATAATGGTTGACAAGCCCGGCAATATATGCCATTGTGCTTTTGTTCCACTGACACGGGACATACAAAGACTGAGCTTATAATATTTACCCCCCTTGTTTACTGTTGTGGGAAGAACCTTTCTTCCGTGTCAGCGCAACCGTATAACGAGGGGGGTAATTTTTTACCCAGAAAGGAGACTGACATGGGTGAAATCAAACTGTTTGAGAAAGAAGAGTTTGGCAAGGTGCGCGTTGTCATGGTTGGTAATGACCCGTGGTTCTATGGTACGGACGTAGCAAAGGCGCTTGGTTACGAAAATCCAGCTCGTGATGTGCAACGGCATTGCAAAAAGGTGAATAAATTCAGCCCTACCGAATCGGTAGGCACCCCCTATAACATCATCCCTGAATCCGATGTGTATCGTTTGGTTATGCGTTCCAACCTTCCGAATGCAGAAAAGTTTCAGGATTGGGTTGTCGAGGAAGTTCTCCCCTCCATCCGCAAGACGGGGCAGTATGGCGGTATCCCTGACTTCACTGACCCCGTAGCGGCGGCGCGGGCATGGGCTGATGCAATGGAAGCCAAGCGTAATCTTGAACAGCGCAATGAACAGCTTGTGAATACCGTGACTGACCTTGCTACTGTGACGACCGCCCTGCGGGATGCGCTCGGCAACAGCATTGACTGGAAGAGCGTGACCGCTATCCCGTGGCTGAGGGAATACTTTGCCGATGCGTCCACCCGGACGTGCTCGATAATCGGCAAGTTCCTGACCATGCTGTCCGAGTTCCGGGGCTATACTGTTCGTGATGTGCCGGATAGCAAATGGGGCTCCGTCCATGCCTACCACAAGGACATGGTCGATGAGTTCAGGCGGCTCTTGGATGAACGGCCCGACTTCATGGTAGAGCTGAGAAAGAAGCAGAACTGATAAAAAGACCCCCGTGTAGCTGGAGCGAAGTCTACACGGGGGTTTTCTTGTCATGAGGGTTTGGCCCTGCATGATAAGAATATGTCACACAATGCTAAGGGAGTTGCTTGGCATTGATGGTAAGCGATTCCGTAACGATGTGCGTTCCGTTGCAGTTGGTTGCCGCTACGCTGAAGTGTACGGCCTCACTGGATGTCGGCGTACCGGACAACTTGATGATGTTGTTCGAGGTCGTGGCCTCCATCCAGCCGGGCGCATTGCTGATGCCGATGGTCATGGGCAGGTCGCCGGAGAATACCACGGCACCTTCCCATACGACACCCTCCTGCAAGTCGGGCAACGATGCGCCGCCGAATGCGACGGGGTCGCACGGGCACTCTTCCTCACAGCAGGTATAGTTGCAGATCAAGTCTTTCACTACAGCCGCAACCAGAGGAGAGATTGCGGAAACGCATGTGCCGTAGTGATGCAGTACGGCAGTCGTCCCTTCCTGTGCCCGCTCAATGAGGATAGTACCGCCAGCGTTGTACGCCCGCACAACTTCATAGTGCGAATCCCCCTTGAGCGCAAGGTAAATATAGTCGTCCTCATCCGGCATAAGCGCCAGCAGATCGGCAACCGCTGAGTTGCAGATCGGCAAGTCCGTACCTTCAGGCTCAAGCCTGTCGGTCAGATAGGTGGCGAAGTATTCAATCTGCATCATACTGCCAGCCGCCGTTCCAGATCATTGATGCGGTTCTCCAGCAGGGTGATGTAGTTCCAGAGTTCATCGACCATCTGTGCCGAGGCGAACCCGGTATGCCCGCTGGATTCATAGTCGAGGTTGCTCAACTTGCTGTGGACGGACGGCCCCGCCGGGCCTACAGGCCCTTGCGGGCCTTGCAATCCGGGAGCTCCATCCCTTCCACGCGGCCCCATCGGGCCTTCAGGCCCCGGCTCGCCGCGATCTCCCTTGTCTCCCTTATCACCCTTCGGGCCGCGCTCGCCCGTCTCTCCCTTAAACCCGCGCTCGCCACGAGGCCCCATCGGGCCAGTCGCGCCCGTCTCGCCCTTCTCTCCCTGATCCCCCTTCTCGCCTCGGATGCCCTGTAAACCGCGAATACCTTGCGGGCCAGTGTCACCTTTGTCCCCCTTGTCGCCCTTCTCACCGCGGGCACCAGTGTTGCCACGAGGCCCTTGCGCACCGGGCACACCCTGCTCACCCTGTTTACCCTGCGGGCCTTGCGGCCCCGCCGGGCCGGGCACGCCTTGGTTCCCCTGCTTGCCCTGCAAGCCCTGCTTACCCTGTGGGCCTTGCGGCCCCATCGGGCCAGTGTCGCCCTTCTCGCCCTTGGCGACGCAACCCCACCGCACAAGGCAGGGGGATGAGCTGTCATAGATAAGCAACTGCCCGTCCACGGCATCGACCGGGACGGGGATATACATCACGCCTTCCGGCGGCACGGCACCGGGGGTTCTACAATCGAAATGTTTTGCCATCATTCATCTCCGCATGAAGCCAGTGAGAAATCTACCGAAGCCTGATCAATAAAATGGTCAACGCACATTGGCCCAAGGTCAATGTCAAACTCTGCCAGTATGCAGTATGGCGGCGGCGCGGGCGGCGGTGGCGGTGTGGAGAAGTCTACGTTGCAGTCCTGCGCCCCGACAAGATATTCGGGGGGGATAACTTTCCCATCCGGCTTGATGGGGAATGGCTTGAGCACCGGGCCGGGCGGCAAGGGTTTGCAGGATGACCCGCACAAATCGTGCGGGTCGTAAGGAGGCACCTGCCTCGGCGTTACACGAATGACTCCCGTGTATCGACCGGGCGGTAAGCTGTGAATCCTATCGTCTATGCGGAAGACAACCGCACCGTCAGCGTCCAGCGTGAAGGCGGGGCAGATGAGGGCCGGGAAATCCGGCCTCCAGTTGGCGACATCCACGTTGGTACGCTTGCCGGGCCAGCACCCGGTAAGAATCCAAGGCGACCCGTTAGGCCCGCATTGATCCATCATGTCCCGCTGTCCGGGGAGGATGAGCAGTTGCAGACGCTGCCAGTCCGTAAGCTGCCGCCCCTCCCACGAGTCCCTTATCCGAAGGGCCAGACGGGTCATGTCTTGGGTAAGCCGAAGGATCATCTTGCACCCGCGTAGAAGTTAAGATTCGCAACGGCTTCATCGTAAATGGAACTCGTTTGATTTGCAAGCTCATCGAATGCAGAACGCAGTTCTTCCGAATCATCGGAGTTCAGCCAGATGGCTTTCGTCCTCTTGCCCATCTCGGAGTCCGCACGCTTTCTGGCGCGTAGTGCCGCATCGAGAACGAACCAGTCCTGAATCTTGTCTTCATCCCATCCGATGGATTCAAGCTGCGCCCGCTGGTAGTCCATCCGTTTGTCCGGGTCGTTCTTGTAGCTGGTGTCCGTCATTTTCACCCCGGCCCGGCGCAGCTCCGCTTGGTATGCGTCAAGGGCACGGTAGAACAGCCGCTGGCTTGCGTTGTTGACGGTGCCGAACAGCATCGTCCCGCCAAGGGTGGAGAGGAACTCGCCCATCCGCTCGGACGCGGGCGGCTGTGCTCCATGCTTGCGCGGGGTGTCGCCCTCCAGCCAGCCTTTGATGAACCGGAACGGCCCCGTGGCGAAGCCCTCGATGATGGACTGAATCTGTTCGGGGGCAAGGTCTGGCCCGTGCATGTTGCGGTACAGGTACTTTGCCGCATCATGGTAGAACTTGGGTGTAGACGAAGAGCCTTGGTCTGCCATCGCCTTGGTGCCGCCACGTTCCGCCCACGTCAGCTTCTGCCCCGCCCAACCCGTGTTGGTGACGGATTCGGCAAAGGGTCTCAACAACTGCGGCATGAACGCCTGCGTGAAGAAAGCCATCGGGTTCTCGGTCATGGAGAACTCAGGCCAGTTGCCGGGCGACATATTCTTGACAAGGGTGTAGACCATCTCGAACCCGTAGTCGGCAGGGGCCATCAGCCCGCGCTCCACCCTGTCGGCACCAACCATCATCGTGGCGACAATCTGGGGGATGCCGTAGTCGAGCGGCAGTTTGATGTAGTCCCCGTCGCCAAGGCCAATGGGAATGCCGCGCTGAAGCTCTGACAAACTCATTGCGTCGAAGTAGCTGTTGCCGTTCTCGTCGGTGCCCATTGAATCCTTCATGATGGGAAGCAACATGGAGTAGGCCCCGGCAAGGCCAGCCACAGTGAGCATCCCCTTGCGGGTGGCGCGGTACACGCCGCGCTGATCCGGCACAAAGCCCATCGTCCGCATGATGTTTGCGGCACCCTGCATTGTCGGGATGATGAACGGGTAGAGGCATTGCAGAGCGGGCGTTGCCGTCCCGCGCTGGTAGAGGTTCATCATCTCAAGCGTAGCGTGCGCCGCGCTGTCCACGCTCAACCCGGCGTCACGCAGGGTGGCGAACTGGTTGAAGCTGGCGATATTGTTGAAGTAATCGTTCCAGCCGTCCAGTACGGCAAGGGCTTGATCCTTGCGGTCGCCGAGCCCGTTCAGCATCTCGGCAAACTTCTTCCCCTTGGGGTCTTTCGGATTTGTCAGGTACTTACGAACAAATCCCGTGGGGTTGTCCCGTGCCTCAATGACATCCGCAAGAGTGCGCCGGATTTCATTCTGCCCACGGGTGTACTGCTGGTGCAGGCCCGCGCTCACGTATTCATTCCACAGCCGCCGGGCATCGGAGTCCGGTGCGGCAGTATCCCGCACCAGCGTATCCATAAGCATACGGGCGGCGCGGGGCGTGTTCGTGAGATAGTTCGATACGAGCGACGACCCGGCAATCATCGTCCCGTCAGGGCGGTAGTAGTCACGGGCCAGCATCCCCGTTGACCGCATCATGAGGTCGCGCCCGCAGTTGATGAAAGCAAAGGTAGGACGGAACCGGGTGAACAACTGCCCGGTGCGGCTTGTCCAGCGGGCAACGCCCTTGCCGAATGAGGTGGCGTGCTTTGGTGCCGCAACAAGGGCGTCGTTCAACTGCATACCCGTGAGGCCCGTCTTGGGGTCTTTCCAGTTCGGGTCGAACGTAATCAGCATTTTGGTGGAGCCGATGGGTTCCCCAGTTTGTGGGTCGAACTGGCTAGGGATGTCGGCAATGAGACACCCGCGTTCCTCCAAGTTCTCTGCCCATCGGCGAATCTGCGGTTCCCCGTTCATCTTCCATTGCTTCAACTGAGCCACGTTGAACATCAACAGCCCGTTGTTCTTCCCGGATACTTCCGCATCCTTTGCCGCGGCTGCCATGCGCAGGGTGAAGTCCTGCATCCCGATCTCGTTGGCTGCACGGCGGGCGTAGTTCAGCACGGTGAAGTAAGCACTGTCGGGCTTGTTGATGCGCCCTTTGATTTCACCGTAGGTTCCGGGGCTGTACAGCGCCGCGTCGTTGACGGCACCCGTGATGTTGTCGAACTTGGTTTTGACCGGGAGGTGGTACTGGAAGTCCGGGAACGACCGCAGGACTTCGGGCGATACCAGCCCGGCTTGCACACGCGCCTCAAGAATCCCGCGATACCCGCGCTCCCGAAAGTCCGCAGTCCATGCTTCAATCTCTTCCTTCGTGAACCCCATGTCCAGAATGCGCTGCTGCAACTGCTGCGCTTCGGCATTGGTATACCCGCCGGAGATCAAATCCCGTTTCGGGTTGGGGTTGTTCAGGTTGGCGGAGAGGTTCTCGATCTTGTGTTGCAATTGTGCAATACGGACTTTGGATTCGTCCCCCCTGTTCCGCAGCCGTTCCGCCGCAATCTCTCCCTGCCAGCGATCCAGAAGGAGCTGGTTGATTTCCGGCATCATCTGGCAGTTGGCGTAGTCTCCGAAGATGGTGGCGACCTCATCGACAGTGTACCCGGTGCGTTGCGCAATGGGCTTGAGCTGTTCGTTGACTTCCTCAATTGCCTTGGTGAACTTTTGCAGCGTCCCCTGAATCTTCGGTTCCATGAGTTCAAAGGCCATGCGGGTGCTGTTGTTCACGTTCGCCCGGTCGTTCTCGCCAAGGTACGTCTGCGCCCACAGGTTGATGTCGGCGCGGGCGTTGACCAGTTTGCGGGTCGTTGCCGTTACGAAGTTCGCCCACTTGCTTACCTCGTTGACGGATGTCTGACTGACGGCACGAAGGTTCTCCTGCCACTTCTGCATCCGTTCGGCCTGCGCATCCCGCGCCGTGTCCATGAGCTTGACGACATCACGGGCCAGCCCGCGCACTTCCCTGCGGTCGCGTGCGGTCGTGGGGCTTATCGTCGTCGTGTAGGAACTGCTGATGCTTCCGCCAAGGTCGTTCATGTAGGTGGCGTGTTCATAGGCATCCCTAGCAATTTGCTCCAGCGTCAGGGCGCGGGCCTGCGTCGGGTCAACCGTATGCCGCATGGTGCCAAAGGCCCCGCCGTTTCCATGCGGGCGTCTGGTGGACGCAAATATTTCTGCATCGTTAGGACAAAACATAGCTTCCTCAGCAGGCAGGGTTCTCGGCTACCTTGTAACCGGACTCGTAGGAATCCAGTTCAGCCTTGACAATATCAACGGGCGACACATCCGGCATCATGGACTGCGCTTCATAGATGGTATCCCAGATGGAATCCGGGAGTTCCGGCGTGGCGATGCCCGAATCATGGAGGGCGTTCAACAGCTTCGTTTCAGCCTTGCTGAATTTCTTCGCGGCATCCGGCATCAACTGGTTCAGGCGGTCGCTGATAAGCAGCTCCCACGCCTTGTTCCGCGCATTCTCCGGTTTAATTCTGGCGTTGTAGTTCTTCTTCCAGAACTCATCGGGAAGCGCGTCAATCTTGCTGCTGGTCGTGACGGGCGCTACATTCGCACGCTCCCGGACTTCCTTCGGCACCACGTCGAACGTGGCGTTCGTCATGTCGATGGGTGTGTTGCTGCTGGACGGGCGAACCTCAGCGGGCCGCACATCCGTAGTTGCGCCATCAGGCAGGTCTATACGCCGACCAGCGGGTTGTTGCTGCGCGCCAGCGCCTTCTGCATTTCCTGCAACGCCCGCACTTCCGATTCCTTCACCAGTGCGGATTCCTGCGCCAGTATCTGGTTGCGCACTTCCGGCGGCTGCTGGTTCACCACTTCGTCCGCTGTCGGCTCCCGTTCCCCGCCCAGTCCCCGCTGGTTCAACAAGGACTTCAGCCGCTTGATTCTGTCGTTCGCCCGGTTGTGCGGCCCCGCCAGTCCTTCCGCCTTCAACTGGTTCACCGCGTCGAGCAGCTTCTTGAGCAAGGCTGTCGGCAGGGGCTGCATCAGGCGTTCCGGTATCGGTCGCCACTCTGCTATTGCTTGCAGTATCTGCTGCATCAGGGCTTCCCGTTCTTGCCTGTCCATCGCTTCCCATGAAGGAAGCCGCCTGCTCCGCGCCGCTTCCTGCGTTTCCGCTTGCTTCGCCATTGACTGTCGCTCCATTTTCCTTGTTGCGGAGTAACCCTTCGTTTATGTGGGCACGCTGGAAATTCTTCAAGCGTTTCGCATTGACATCCACCAGAGACGTGTTCTTGTCCCGGCGCTTGGGCGTAAGGCTGCCGTCCTTCAGGAACCGCTCCACCATCTCAGGGGTGCCGCCCGCTTGGAAGTATGCCTGCAATGCGGCATCCACTTCAGCCGGGGTCGTCTCCGCTGTGATCTTTGACGTGAAGTCGTAGAGGGCACGCTCCCTGTTCGTAATCGGAGATTCAACAAACGATTCCCGCAGGCGGTCAACAACCTTCTTGCTGAAGCCCTCGGCTTCCAGCGTATCCACGAACGCCCTGTACTGGTCAACGGACATGCCGTTGGCAGTGTAGGCTTTCTGCACATCATCGGGATTGAAGTTGCGGTTCTTGCGGAAATACTCCTTCAACCCGGAACGGAACGAGCGGTCATACGTGCTCTGGTTAAATACCGCTGACGCTGCGCCCCCGTCTCCCGGAGGTACAGAGCCGGGGTTCGGCGCAGCGGTTCCGGCAGCACTGGCATCAGTCCCCGTCTGCCGCGTCCCCGTGGTGTTGCCGGAATTGTTACGGCGTGGATAGCTGCGGACATTGAACGCCCCAAAGAAAGGAGCGCCCAGAACCGAGGCGACGACAGATTCCCCGACGCCTTCAGACAACGGGGTGTCCTGTCCGGTAGCCTCGTTGAAGATCGCATTCTGTCCAACCACCGTACCAACATTCGCAAGCCCCGTCTCCACTGCCGCCTGCGGAACGGCGCGGGTGGCGTAGGTACGGAGCCAGCTCTCGTTGGCAATGTTCTCTGCACGGCGGGCGGCGGCATTCCGCAAGACTTGCTCACCGAGGGCACCACCGCCTGCCTCAGTAAATTCACGCCCCAATCTGCCGATGCCCGCACGGGCCACAGCATTGCGCACGGGCGTAGCTACACGAGCAAGGCTGAACGGGATGGCATTCAATAGCCCGCCCATAAGCTGCGTGGAACCTGAGCCCGCTTCAATGGCGGCAATCTTCTGTTCGTCCGTCAGGTTGGGGTCGGCAACCACACGGTCGATGAAGTTGATCTTCTCAATCTGTGAGCCCGCTGCGCCCGCACCAATGAGGCCGCCTACGGCAGCCCCGACAGGCCCTGCGGTAGCTGTACCAGCGGCGGCACCAGCCCCCATCCCGGCAAGCGGTGCGCCCGTGTCCGCAGCCTGCCCGCCGATTAAGCTGCCCATCATGCCGAGGAAGCTGCTGCCCGGCCCGGTCTGGCGGGAGAGAAATCCTTCCCCTTCCTGTTCACGAAGCTGCTGTTCCCGCAGGTAGGCGTTCTCTTCCGTAGCCTGCTGGTATTTCTCCAAGCGCAGCTTGCCGCGTTCAAATTCGGCACGGGCATCCTCGCCCACGCCAGTAATAGCATCGGCTATTTTCGTCGATTCCCGCGAAGCGGCATCCCACAACGTATTCCAGAACCCGGAGTCAGCATTGATTTTTTTAAGCTGGCTATTGAGTTGGGCATCTGCTGTGCCGAGTTCTTGCAGGATGTCGTTGGCAGGGACTTGGTACTGCTTTGACAACCGCTCGACATGGTTGCGCCGGATGTCGTCCAGAATCTGCTTCTGTTTGTGGACGGACATATTCTCCATGCCCGCCCGCAGCTTGGCAACTTCCGGGTCTTGCAGGGCCTTGACCGCGGCACCACGGCGCATCGCTTCAAGGTACGCCTTCCGTTCCTTATCAGTGCCGCCCTCGACCCAGACCCTGCGGAACCCATTCGGTGCCGTAGGGTCAATCTCATAATGCCATGCGCCTTTCCCACGCCCCCCGCCGCCGTACATTCTCCGGTACATCAGCGCCATCATGTTCGCCGTGGACATGGCTTGCTTGAGGGCAGAGTTGTAATCCGGCATCTCAAAGGGCTTAACCTGAGAGCTTATGGGAGTGACGTTGGATGTAGACGATGCCATAATTACTCCAAGGGTACGGAATCAATCAGTCTCAGAAGGTCAGTATCGTATGTGTTCGGGTACGACGCGGGCACATCGGGCAATGCCGATACGTCCCGCATCGCCTGCTCGATAAGGAACATGGTCTGCTGGTACCGCGGGTCGTAAATCTGAGACAGTATCGCCTGTTCTTCTTCATGGGATTGCGACATAGTGCGCACCTCCTACGGCACCAGCACCGGGATGCCACCCGGCCCCGGCAAGACTGGGGGAACTTGCAGCGGATTCCCCCCCATTGTCGCCTGTACTGCACGGGGGAAAGCCGTAGTGAAATCGCGTCCGAAGTTGTAGAACAGGTTCAACAACTCAGGGTTCAGGGCGGACAGGAACGCGGCATTGGTGACATCGGCAAGAGAGAGGCCACTCTGATCGACCGCATTATCCTGCGCCGCCATGCTTTCCGTAGCCTGCCGCGAAAGCTCGGCAAGCTCGGCGGGCGGGGGCGTCATATCCGAGGCGAAGTCCTTCATTCCGTTGACGAAGCTGCTCCAGAAACCCGGCTCCTCAGTCGGCGCTGTCGGCACCATGCCGCCCTCGCCTACGGGCACAACGACAGGTTGGGCCGCGCCCGTGGGGGCCGCACCCATGCCGGGGTTTGCCAAGTCCGGGACGGGAACCGCACCGGGCAACGGGGTCATATCCCCGGCAAGCCGCGGCAACATAATGGCTGCGGGCTGCGCAGCGGGAGCCACAGCGGGTGCCGCACCGCTCCCTGTTGCCGGGGGGTTCGGCGGGGTAGGCCCTACCTTCGGGGGCTCCTGCACCTGCGGCTGCTTACGTGCCGATGCCGTGGCATTGTTCGCCTGTTGGGTCGCCGCTGGTTTGGTGGTGGCAGGGGGCGTCGTGGAGGCCCCACGCGCCACCGGAGCCGTCCGTTGCGGTGCCGCCCCCCGCCGTCCTACAGCCGCATTCAACAGTTCCCGCGCCCACTGAGGGTCACGGGCCGGAGCCGCGGCATAGCCCATAGCCGCGCCACGCGGGGCGAACATGGCTATGAAATCGGTAGGCCCTCTACGGATCACATGGGGATATGCGGAAGGATACCCCGTCAACGCCGACGCACCGTAGGGCGTAACCTCATAGGCCAGCGTCGCGTAGGGCGACCGCTGCATGAGGACGGGTGCCGTTCCGGGAAAAACCTGTGCCGTGTTCTCGGTGCCCGGCATAACCATATGGGCTGCTCGCATCATCGGCATATCCGCTACCTCCCCAAAATGCTAGGCTGGCTCATGGCAGCACCCGTGTACGGGTTGAAGATGGTGCCGCCCATCGTTGCCTGTTGCCACAGCGGGCTGTTGTACATATTCTGCAATGCGGCGAATTGCGCCATCTGCATGGCGGCCTGTTGTGCGGCAAGCGGGCCAGCCGATTCGCTGTTTACCAGCGCCACGTCCATCAGCCCCGGATACCTTGCGTAGTTCAGGTTCAGGTTCATCAAGTCCTGTTCCATCCCCATCTGGGAACGGGCCGTGTTGTGGAGCATGATGTTGAACCGGGGGTTGTACGTGTCCTCAGTAAAGGCATTCTCAAGTTGCCCGGCCTGCACCTTGTTATACTTCTCAAGGTCGTTCCAGTTATCGGCAATGGCTTGCCGCTCACCCTGCACATACCCCGGCAACATGCGGCCTATGGCTCCAAAGAAATCTAGCATATCAGCACCTTAACCTGTTGGATTCAAACCTGTGGGGTTATTGCCCCCGAAAGCATGGATACCAATCAAAGAAGAAGAAGAACCCGCTCCGTTGGAACCCAGATATGTAGTGGGGTAGAACGTGTCGTTCCTCGCCCCGTAATATCCCAATGCCGACATGAGGCTGCCAGCGGCTTGGTCAATTTGTGCGCCGACCTGTGAATACAAGGAGCGGGCGACATCTCCGTACTTCAAGGCTTGGGAACTCAGGTTGCGCCCCAAGTTCAGCACGGTACTGCGGCGGTTCCAACGCTGGTCGTTCTTGAAGTCGGTGAAGAACTGGTCGTCCTGCAAGTTGTAGTTCTCGGTATCCACCAACGTCTGAGCCCGGCGCAATTCTATCGCGCTGATAATCGCAGGGTCAATGCACAGGCGGAGCTTTTTTGCATTACGGGACAGGTAGTCAGACATTGTGGAGAACGCCGGATTCACCGACTGTTCCGCACGGTCACGGTCGTCGATGCAGTTCAGCTCCCGGACAGGCACCGTTGATACTTCCAGCAGGAGCTTTTTTTCCAAGGGCATGTACTTGTCCTTGAATCGCTCCCACTTGTACTTCGCCATCTGGTAATAGCGATCCGCCAAGTCCTGTTGCTTTTCGGCAATCTCACCCTGAGCAATGGAGTTTGCCAGAGCGATTGCCAAGGCCGCGGCTTTAAAGGCGACGTTCCAATTGTTCTCGCCAATGTTTCCGTATTCGGGTGCGGCCCAATGGCAGAACCGAAGCGCATCAATAGCGCCAAGCGGCCCGCCATGCGCGCCGCCATGCAGGGTATAGCTTACATCGTCGACCTTGCTGGTAGTCCCGTCTATGGCAGAGGCTACCGCCTGCGGGTTTGCACAAGTACAATCTGCCATATGTTACCCAAAAGCAAAAGAGTTTTCCTTCATGAGCTGCGTCCCCGCCTGCTCTACCTGAGCCCGACGCCGTGCCGCATATCCTTGGATGGGTTCCAAGCCGCCAGTCGCCTGCGTGTGCATTGTGGCGCGGTCTGCCGTGTAAGTCGTGGGGTACTGCGTATCATTCCGGTTGAAGTAGTAACCCAAGTAAGAGCCCGCCCCCTGAATGCCTGACCACGCCTGATTCCACAAATCACCGTAAATGCCTGCGGCAGATTTTGCCAGCGACACGTTGTCGGCAAGCATGTCCCGGCCCCGCTTCGCTGTGTTCATCATCTTCTCGAACCGCACCTCATTGCGGGATTCGATATAGGCGCGCTCATTGCGGTAGCCGAGGCCGTCCGCCATTGCCACCGCTGCGGCCTGCGCAATGGAGAGGTCGGTCAGAATATCCGCACGAAGCCCTGTGCAGTACCGGGACGTACAGCGGATGGCCTTGTCTGTAATGCCTCGAAACTCCAGCCATGCAGAGACGCGGGCGCGCCCACGGGCAACTTCATAATCCGGTTCCTCCACCGGGATATTCATCGCCTCTTCCAGTTCCTGATCTTCAACCGGGGCGTAGTTGTCCTTGTAATAGTCCAGCCAGTTCTTTGAAATCTGCCAATACTTCTTCGCCATCTCCCATTCGTCTTCAGCGATCTGGACAGCCTTGACGGAGTTGTAGGCAGCAGCGGCAATGGCAGCACGAGAGAGCAAATCCCCGAAAAAGGATCGCCCTTCGTCATTTACGCCGTGGTTCTTATTACAGCCAATATCATCGGCGTAGACCATACTAAGCCCTTATATAACGATTCAGAGTAAAGGAGTTGGCCTTCTTCCAGTTAGTGCCGAAATCGGCATCACGGTTGGCCTTGTCGCTCGCCCAGATTTCATCGCACCCAATATAGCGAATGGCATTGGTGACGTGCTGGAAAAGCCCGCGCTCCACTTCCTTGTTCCCACGGGTGAACCAGTCTTCCACCTGAAAGACGGTCGCCTCATAGGGGAGCGGGCGGAAAACAATGCCGACAAGAAACCCAATGGGGTCGTTCCTTTCATCATAGGCCATGAAAATCTTCAGCGACTTCGTGAACCACATGCGGGCGAAGGCTTCAATGTTCAAAGCAAACGGCTTGTCGCCGTAGGCGGCACGCTTGTCCGTATCCCATGATTCCTTGTACAGCGCGCCCAATTCGTGCTGAAGGTTGTCCACGGCTATGGTGAGGTCGCTGTCCGGTTCCAGAATGTCGTAATGATAGGTCGGCATTGGTTCGCTCCTTTGTTTCCCAGACCATACAAAATAAGTCCGGGTTCGTCACTGCCCCTTGTTCACCGTGAAATGCGCGGTGCCAAGGTCAACAAATTCCACAGGTGCCGTTCCCCGGAGCCGCACCTTGTACCACATATGCCGCCCCACGCGGGGCAGCCGGAACGGTCGTTCGTCCATGACGGTGCGCTTGTACGCTTCCGGCTGGATTGGGGATATGAGCGTGAACTCCGTCCCCTTGGTACGTATCTTCCCGGATACGGGCGACCACATGACGCCAAGCGCCGGGTCGTCTGACGGGATGCGCCCGCCATGATTGACCGTCCCGCCCGTCAGTTCCCGGCTTACCCACGTAAATTCCCGAAACGTATCGGCACCATTCCACATCCGCACCTTGCCGTTCTGCAACATGAACAGCTTCCCGGTGTTGGATACCTTCAGGTCAACAGGGGAATCCGATAAGGTGGACAGCTCGGCTTGGTTCATGTCGCCATACGGGTCGCCGTTGATGTCCAGCAGGAACGTAACGGCATCCGTCACGATGAAAAGGAACCCTTCCCAATAGGCGAAGCGGGCCGTATTCGGCTGCACCAGCGCCCAATCATCCTCGCTCAACCAGCGGGACGTGAGGATGTGCCACTTCCCGGACGGGTCGATGAGCGTCGCCCCGTAGGGGGAACTGTAAATGTACCCGTGCGGCGTCATGATTGCGGAGCTGGAATGCCCGCAGCTTATATCCGGCAGGGTCGTGTCGATGTCCAGCACGGGCGTACACTTCATGTCTTCACAACTGGATACGTCGATGATGTATGGGATGGTATCCGTAGTGACATAGAGCTTTTGGTCAAGGCTCCCCATGTGGACAATGCCGCTGTCCAGTGTCAGGTCGTATTTGACGGGCCAGTTGTGCAGTTGGAAATTCTCCGTCAGGTGGACTTGGTTGACCGTGGTGCCCGCCAGCCGGACAACCCCGTCAATGCTGCACACATTGCGGAGCCCGTCCGGGGGCATCCGTACCTTGCCCGTCTCCAACGGCTGTCCTAGGTAGATGCCCTTCACATCATCGGTAAAGGTGGTGCTCGGAAACTCTACGGTTCCCACATAGAGGTAGTCCGTCAAAGGCTTCTGGACTTTGCCGTCCGCCTGTCGGAACCCCGTTGCCGCCCGGTAGATGTTCGCGCCGATGATGCCGTATCCATCGGGCGGGAAGGCGATGCCCGACACAGTGATGGTCGTCCCGTCCTTGACCCGCACAATGTTGCTCGCCGGGGACGGAGCGGATTCTTCATACCACTGGTTGATGTAGGTATAGACATAGGCGCGGGCGTCCGCCGCCCGGTCACACTCTTCCGTTGCCGTGGCGACCGGGGGCGTCAAGGGCGTCGGCACCCCGACAAGAAAATAGCTTGGGTTGCAGTTGCAGTCGAGGACAACGGACTCCAGCGCATTGATGCGCCCGGTGATATAGAACCGTCCCCAATCGGGGGCCACTTCCGCCGCCTGCACGACCCTATCCCATGCAGTCGTGCAGCACCCGTGCAGGTGGAACGACAGGTTCGATTCGGCAACATCGGCATAATCACACAGTTCCCGCCACGCCTCCAGACGCCCATTCCGCAGCTTCACGTCATGGGCTATCGTTGCGGCAATGTTGTTCAGATTGTGGTCAGAGTACCTTGGAACGATGCCGCCGAAGTTGCTGATTGTTACCTGCATAGACTAATCTCGCGAATTGACCCATGCTATAGATTCAGTGGTATTGCCGAGGACTTTTATGGTCAGCATCAATTGCGGATAACGTACCCAATTTATTCTATTGTCAGAATCATTATTCACCCGAATCCGTACTTCATAATGTCCAGCGTCGAATATTACATTCGGTTTGAATACGTACCGGGTATATGCAGAAACTTGTACATCCAAACCAGAGTCTTGAGTGGAAGTAGGATAAAATGCAAAAGAATCTCTGAAGTCACCAGTAATACCCCATGAGCTACCGGAGATATTCTTCGTTGGTGCCATTTTAACGCTCAATCCATTCACAAGAACATCATCCACGGGAGTACCATACTTGCCCGATTCAGATCCAAGGAAGTCAATGCAGAAAAGCCATTCAGCGGAGCGGGGCGTATCAAACGTCAGAATGAAATCCCGAACATACATATTTGCATTTTCAGGTTCAGACGAAGCCGCCATAGTGCTGTTCCACATCCCAACATATTCAACACCTGCACCATCGCTGGCTTCCGTAACGGGAGAGCGTTCTTTGATGGCAGTGATAGAGCCATATTCATTAACCGTGATATCGTAGTTACCGAATGTGTATGTCCCTTCTGGAATAGAAATATTCTGCTCTACATTGATAACTTCGCCATTGCTGATCTCTACCAGATAACCGCCGAGCTGAATCGTGCCCGTGTATGTGTCGAACCGTTCATCACACAGCCCAATCGTGGCAATACCCGTAGACACGTCAGTATCAATGCAGATGCCCCGACCTTCCTTCAACCCCATGATGCCGTCCTGCTGTGCAGTGGGGGTGTACTCAATGAGGTGCCCAAATTCGTCAAAGGACAACGTGCCGTACTTGCCCTCCAGCCCCTTCTTGTGCGTGACCTCATAGGGATTATCGGAAGCGCCGCTGCCGGAGATGGTGATGGCGTTGTTGCCCGACCGGATATAGACGCCCCCCGTGCCCGTGGAGCCCGTGAAGTCAATGATGTACGGGTTGTTCGCCGTGCCGTTCCCGGTGACGTTGATAGCGTTACCACCGCTAATCCAGAGCTTGACCAGAGGCCGCCCGGCTGCATCGCAGGTAAACAGGTTGCCTGCTTCAGTGGAGGCGTTGCAGATGTCCCCCCCACCGCCACCGCTTCCACAATCACACGGCACAGGGGCACAGGGCGGCGCACTGTAGATGGGAATGTCGGCTTTCTCTAGCCCGACGATGCAGCCGTTCGCCACAACAACCTTGCCGTAGACACCATCAGGTGGCGGGGTGCCGGGCAACAGTTCAATGCAGCCGCCCTTGGAGATGAGTTTACCAGCGAATGGCAAGCAAAGTTCCCATGACGGGCATTGCCCTGTCTCCATCGGAGTCTTGAGAACCTTCTCCTCACAGGTTGCAGTCATGCGTGGGTCACAAACTTTCTTCGCCATCGTGTTCTTCTCCTATCAAAAACGCCCCGGCCCTATTCGGGAACCGGGGCGCTTACAGGCTTTATTCCTTTTTCCCGCTGCCTGATTTCTTGTCAGACTTTTTTTCAAACGGCAAGGGCTTCTTGCCGCCAGCGGCGGGCTTCTTCTTGTCATCGGGCTTTTTCGCGGTGCGCGGCATAACTGCTCCTAGACGGCGGGGCCGAAGTTCATCCTGATAGCCCCGCGCATTTTGTGTGTAGCGACTTCAATGGCGTCGTCGCGAATGAGTTTGAGGAACTCATTGTAATAACCTTGCCCCATCCGCACATTCGACCACGGCCTGTTGGGGATGAGCATGATGAGCCCTTTGGCCCCCATCAGCAGGGTGGGGAGAAACTGCGTCTTGTACGCTTCCGGCAGCTCGCACGCACCGGGGCGGGGAGCTACCGACATGGTGATGAAGTACCTGTTGCGCGTGTACTTGGGATGCACATGGAGGACGCCTTCCTGATCATCGTACCATGCAATCTCCCTCGTGACGCACTCGTAATCCTTCGGAGCCGTGAACGCCCGCTTCACTTCAAGCGGGCCGCACCCGCTGCATGAAGGCTTGCTCATGATGCTCAGGATGCCGCAGATGTCCATGTCGTCCAACGCTTCCAGCTTGTACCGCGTAACGCAGTGCTCCGCATTGAGCGTGGCCCTGCGCCGGATAAGGTTCCCCGTCTTCGCCATCTGGATGGCGGCGCGCACCAGATAGTAATCGAACATCGTGGGCGCGAGATTGGGAAACTCAAATTTGAGCTCCTCATGGAACTCACTTATCGGCACTTTTTTGAACGGCTCGTAAATCATCATAGAGCATCTTCTCACGTTCTTCTGCTTCCAGAAGCGCCTTCATCAAATTGAAGTACGTCTTCTGGTGCGTGTTTGCCAGCTCCGTAATCGTCGGGTTGTTTTCCGAATCCACCGACAGCGCACGGTACAGCATCCATTGCTTCACCATCGCCACCAGCTTCTCCGGTACGTCCGTATCCAAGCTGTACCCGTCAGGCTCCTTGAAGCATTCGACAAGGACATACTTGGTCACGTTCGGCGGCACCGGGGGATAGACCCGGAACAGGCTGTCGTCCACGACGCTGATGGAATACCCATCAATGGCGTAGTCCTTCCCCCGTGCGGGACAGTGCGAGATGTCCCCCGTCCAGAGGTCGGCTTCCACATCGGCAATCTTCCGAAGGTACCGACGCAGTTTGCCGGACTTCGTGGACTCGCCGACAATCCGCACGATGCTGGAACAATCGCAGGCTTTCTGCCAGTCACCGCCGGGTTCCAGTTCCACAATGACCATGCCCACAAATTCCTTCTGGAACTGGTGGCTTACAGCGACAAGGGCTTCCCGAAGGTAGGAGTGCAATTGCTCCACGCTCCAACGGGTATATTCATACCCCGGCACTTGGTCGTTGAGGTCATGGGAAACTTCAGCGATAACTGACGAAGCGATCATTTGTCCTCCAGCATCGCTATCAGGTTCTTCACCGCACCGTGGTCAATAAGGGATTCAATGTCGTCATAGGGGACGGCATCATTGGGAAGCGCCATCGGCTGAGGGGACAGGCTCCTCGGAGCGTCCTCCAGCCGATGCGTTTCCGTAAGCCCGGCGCTCTGGCTCAAAAGAACCTCCTGCGCCTTGGCAAGAGCGATGCGTTTTTCATCGGTATCTACGCCCGCAGCATCAATGACTTGCGGCCCCCAGACAGCAGGGTCTGTATTTCCATAAACATCGCAACATTCCATAATGTCGCGCTGTTCCGCCAACATTTCATCCCAAGGCAGAATGCGCCCGTTGACCTTGTTCCGCAAGTGTGTGGAATGCGGCAAGGGGGGATCGACATTCTTCGCGCCAAGGAATTTGAGGTACGCTATCCGGGCATCGTCGTTGGGTAAATCAAACACATTGTCCGGGGTACTCCGTTCAAGCGGCTGAGGGACTACCTGTGACATATCGCATCGCTCCAAAGTTGTAGGTTACTTCGTGGAAGTCAGGCCACCGGGCTGAATCCGCATCGACATGATGCGGCGCTGCGCGTCGCTGGACGTGTTGTCCATCGGCGTGCCCTTGCCGCGAGGGGCCGTCCCGCTGTTGGGGAACTTCTTGCCGCCGGAGATGGCGTCCTTGGACGCCGGGCCAGTGTGCTTGGTATTCGCTACGTTTGCCATAGGAAACCTTCCTTTGGGTTTTTACCCGATCTGCGTGGCACCTTCAAAGGCCATGAGCTTGGCGGACATCCACACGGCAATGTTGGACTTCCAGATGCTGGCGATCTTTTCCGCATCGCCCTGCACAACCTGAAGGCCGAGCAGCACCGTGCCGAAGTATTCGTCATACCCATCGGTGGGCTTGCCGTTCTTGTCCCGCTTCACGATGTTGTGCCCGAAGGTGCAGGGCAACTTGCTGCCGTCAGTGGACAGGCGCGCCATAAGGTAGCGGCGGTCGCCGTCCTGCGGGGTGCCGAGGGGCAACTGCGTCATGCCCGCAGCGGTCAGCTCATCAGTGAACGCGGTGATTTCCTTGTACAGATATTCTTCCGTAGTGAAATCCCAATCCACCCGGTACGCCACGGGGGTGACGTATACGCCGTCAAGGATGGCGTCGGTATGGGTGACTTCCACGTACAGGGATTCGACATAGGCGCGGGTGGGAACCCAGTTCGTGAAGATGATGTCGTTTACATTCTTCACGCCCTTGAGCAAGTTCTGCATCCAGCGGTGTCCATAGGTGTCGTTCAGATTCGGAACCAGTGGGAATTGCAGGTTCAGATACCCCTGCCCATAGGCACCATCGGCATGGCTGTCGAACGGGGGCGTATACGGGACATGGGGAGCATCGAACGGGGGCTGGTATTCAGCCGACTGCCCTTCACACATCCAGCCTTTGTAATCCGGGGTGCCGCCCCGGAACAGGTTGACGTTTGCCATTGCTCAAGTCTCCTTAGTTAATGGGGTCAAAAGTCCAGTAACCCATCGCCAGAGCGTCAGGGTAGATAACTTCCGCACCCCAAGCCACAAGGTACTGGTAACGGACGCCGAAGTAATCCGGGTCGTTGGTGATGAGACGGGACTCGATGATGTTCGAGGCATAGGCCGTCGCTTCCTTGTGCCCGGCGATGATGTAGAACGACAGCGAACCGGATTCGTCACGGCGCACCGGAACATGGATGGACTCGATGGGCGTGAAGCCGAACAGCTCATGATCCCACATGCCGCTGACGATGCCGCCGCACTTGCAGCTCCACAGGGAGTTCGCGTAGTTCGACATGGCAAGGTAGGTACGAAGGATGGGCGGCACAATGATGAACATCTCGCCGTCGCGCCAACGCTTCTGTTCGATCAGCACGCGCTGGAGTTTGGCGAGAACCACGGGAAGATTCTGCGGCGTGACGTGCAGGGGGGAACCGGGGTAGCCAAGGTCAACGTCATGCTGGCGGCCTGCGGCACCAAGGGAGGTCAGCGGGGAAACCTGCGCCATCATGCGCCCAAGGACGAAACGGCGCTGAGAATCCACGTAGGACTGGTACAGGCTTTCGAGCATCTTTTCTTCAAAAGGCCCCCAGTTTTCACACGCCTGCTTAATGTCCGTCAGGTCGAATTTCACGTCCTGATAGCCCGCGTTGCAGATGGTGAGGCACCGGGCATCCGTACCCACGGTGTTCGGCACAAGCTGCTGGTTCTTCTGGTACGAACGCAGCGGGCCGACTTCAGGGGCACGCATGATCTGGATCACCTGATTGCACTGCGTCACAGGCTCCAGCAGTTCCGAAGCCGTAACGCGGGGGAGCCAGTCGTCTTCATAGACGCGGGAAAGAATGACATCGCTGTACCCAATCCGCGCCAATGGCGACGCTTCAATCCCCGGATAACCGCTTGCACTTTGCAGAAGCATAGGTCAACTCCTAGTTCGAGGTGGGCGCGGCCCGCAGCCGTTTGAGCATTTCAAGGTATTGCTCGTGGCCTATACGCCGCGTCTGGTAAAGGTTATTGAGGTCACGCAACGAATAGTTGGGTTCCTCAGCCGAGGGTGCCGCTACTGCGTTGCTGCCCGCCGCTTGGATAGGGGGTACAGTATAGGCAGTTTCGGAAACGGGGGGAGTCGCGTTCGCGCCCTTGAACTTGTTCAGCAAGTCAATGACATACGCCGTGTTCCCCATAGTATATTCTTCAGCCGCACGCTGATCGAGCGTCTTGGAGGACAGGCCGTCCCGCTGAGACATGAACTCGGCATACTGCGGCGAATTAAGGATGGTAAAGAAATCGGGATGAACCCGCATGATCTCGGCATTCTGCCGCTCCACCCGCGCCCGCGCCGCGTCCTGACGCGCCTGCAAGAGCACCTCATTGGCCCGCTGTTCCTGCTGTGACACCGCCTGCTGGACAGGGGCGACAATCTGCTGCGTGGCCTGCAACACGGCTTCGGTGATGCGCTTGGCTTCATCCGGGTCGATGGATTCCAGAGAATCGAAAACGTCTTTCGGCAATGCGTTCTGCAACTGCTGCTGTTGACGGTACTTGCTCAGTTCCTCACGTTCCTGCGCAAGAGCCGCAGCCAAGTCGTTGCGTTCCTGAGCCTGACGTGCGAGTTCCTCACGCTCCTGCAAAAGCTGCTGCCGCTCCATCATGAGCTGGTGAACCATCGCAGGGTCATACGTCTGCTGCTGTGGGGCAGGTGCCGGGGTCGGCGCAGGGGCAGGCGTCACCGGGGGCACAGGCGGGGTAGCCGTTTGGTTATTCATCGCCTGCAACTTCTCGTTGACGATACGAGAATACGGATTGGACGGAGCCCGCATAAACGCTTTGGAAATCTGCGGCTGTTCAGTGCCGCCGGGCATTGCCTGAGACATAGTTTTCGCTCCTATTTATTGGTGAACTGTTCGGCAAATTCAATGAGTTCCTTGAGCATGTCGCACTTGCCTTTGGCGATAAGCGCCTGACTTTTCAAGCTCTCATTGGATAATGCCGCGACCGCAAGGGCCACACACTGCTCATGCTCCTCAACGAACTTGTCCTTCCATGCGTTGATCAACTGCATGTAGATGGCGTCGTTGGAAGCAAGGGCCTTGTACAGCCCGGACAATTCCTGCTTACTTCCCGGACGACGCAGGTACATACCGCAGCCCGGAGATAGCGTCCCGTGCGCTGTTGGTAGGACTGATTACATTCGGCCTGTTCGGGGCAGTGCCGGGGCGCTGCTGAGAGGACGGGGGATTCGACGGACGGGACGGACGACTGGAACCACAACGAGGGCAACCCATGATCAACCTCCAAAACGATTGTCCATAATGCCGCGATAGATTTCACTATGCGGCCCGCAAAAACGCATACGCGCATCGGTGCGCAGGCGTTCCATATTCCGCTCCACAACGGCTTCGTTCTTCATGTACTGATAGTTAGCGACAAGAGGATTATCCGCGGTCGTCATGGCAGGGTTTTGCGCTTTTTCCACAGCGGCATCAAAGGTGCTGTCAACACCCGTAACCACTGCAACTGCAACCTTCTTGCTCATAGTCCCTCCTATTTATCCGGCGAGTACATGGGCACCACGTATTCGCCAAGGGCAAGCCACGTATCGGGGTCGCCAAGTACGGACGACCGCGCTCCGATAATGTCGGTGGGAATCGCATCGGATTCTTCAGAGAGTGCCGGAGTGGGTGCCGCCTTGGGGGTCAATGCAGCCAGCAGCGCATTGACAAGGGCTTGCAGTTTATCCGCCGGAAGTGCGGCAATGGCATCAGCAACAACCTGCGCAGACTTTTCGTCAAGGGCAGTCAGGTTCGAGATCGTGCTGCTGTCAAGGGTGCTCGACGAAATGGTGGTGTTCGTAACCTGAGAGTTCAGGATTGACACACCAGTCATGGTGCCGCCGTTCAGGTAATCAATGCTTCCGCAACCTTGCGACATAATTCATCTCCCTACAGAAAGAATAGGTCTTTGACCTGCATCGGGAAAGTCTTTGCATTGTACAGTTCGGCAAAGACTTGCGCCTTACCAATAGCCGTAGTGTCATTGAGTTCCAAACGGTATGTACCGGGGACACCAATAACCCGGAGGTTGCTGCACATCGACAACTGCCACGGGTCAGAGCAAGACCTGACGACTTCATCAATGATTTCATCAGCGCCTGATTTTTCGGTATCAAAAATCCAACCACAGGGCAAGTTTGCCTTATCCACTGGGAATGTGAAATTGTGCAGCAGTCGGCGCACGCAGAAAACCTGCGGCACCTGCACCTCGGAAGCATCTACCCGGTACTTGTACTTCTGCAACCCAGAGGCGAAAAGCACGCAGACCTGACCGGGCGGGACGCTGAAAACACTGGAGAACTCCGTCTTATTGGTGTTCTTCCAAAGGGGATACAAACTCATAAAAACCTCCCAAGGATGAATCCAATGACCGCCCCATACATCAGCCCGCGTACCGTATTGCAGCAGATGCAGTCATTTTGTTTCCAAGGCCACAACCAGTAAGTGTAGAACCAGTTGTACAACTTATTCTCAGGTTTGGGAATATCCGTCCCGTAGTAGAACCCCTCACAAAAATTGAGGTTGTCTACGAACCATGCCGCAAACTTGAACCATTTGCTCCCGGCCTTCGGGCCATGCTCTATCATGCTTCTCCCCCCGAAACATCGGCAACAACACCAGCACCCGTGGGTGACGGCGGTGCCGGGTTGGGATTCGGATTGTCTCCAGACATCGGGGCACCGCCCTGCGGCAACATGCCCGGCGGCATCATCGGTTGTTCCATCTGGGCAATAACATCATCCGGCACGCCCATTGCGCTCACCAGCCGCTTGATGCTCCACGACACGACAGGGGCAATGTTCACCATCTGCCCCAACTGCGCGCCGACAGAACCGACAACCTGCAATATCTCCATTGCAGATTGCTTCTGCATCTCCTTCTGGAGCAAGCCCTCAGCGCCCTTGGTGATGATCTGCGCATCGCCCTTGATGTCCATGTTGTTCGAGTACAGCATGTTCGTGTTGAACAATGCTTCCCCAAGCGGGATGAACACGCCGTTGGCAATGTTCGTCACCGCTGCATGGAGGGCCTTCGTCGCATTCCCCTGCAACATGGACATGCCCCGGAATGTCCGCATGGCACCGCTGCCCACGGCTTCCCCGTGCAGGGCTGCCGGGATGTTCGTCACCCGGTCGCCAAGCTGCATGAACATTTCCATCAACTGCGCGTAGGCCGGGATGTTGGAGGGGATGTTGAAGAACCGCATGGCGGCGCTCCCGCTGTTGCTCGCATCGGAATCCACCATGTACATCAGGCCCGGAACGACATGGCCCAAGTCTTCGTCGCTCATGTGCGCAATCATCCGGCGGTAGTCAACCTCGCACAAGGGCGCAGACGCATTCGCCGCGTTCCGCATCAGGTAGCGCAGGCAGGAATGATAGGCCCGCTCAATGTCCCGGATGCGTTGCGCAATGCCGTCGCCCGCGATGCGGTCGCCGCCCGTGCGGTAGAAGCTCGCCGTGTAGATGGGCCGCGTCTGCATCCGGGGGTCGCTGACGACCTTCACCTGAATCACCCGGTATCCCGCCATCGCAATCTCGCAGTTGTAGAACTCAGTGTCTTCAAGGTTATGGAACCCATACGACCTGAGCTCCCGTCCCGACATCACGCCATAGTGCGTCAGGACTTCAATGGGGGCGACATTAGACGACCACAGGGACAGGCTGCGCCGATACGAATCCGGCTCCCGACTGAGCCAGTTCAGATTGAAATCAGGATTGACATCGGCATTCTCAAGAACGTCAAGCACATTGGATTGCAGGTACGACTTCATCTTCGCTGCATCCAGAAGCTGCTTCCGCGTCCAGAGCGTCCGGGTAAACACACACGTTCCCCGCTGCGTGTCGGGGGAATCCGGCGAATAGCAGAAGTCAAAGGGGCTGATTGCCCGGAACACGGGGAAAACCTCAGTGTTCAGCCGGGGACGGTTCTTGCCCCATGTCAGCTTGGTAGCCCTCGTGATGTAAGGCCCGGCGAAAACGGCAAAGGGATAGACCGGGAAGTATTGCAGGAAGTCCGTCAGCGCCCGTGAGAAGCCGCCCTCGGCGCATTGGTCTTCAATGAGCAGCATCATTTCATCCGCGGCCTTGGCTGCCTTCTCTTCTTCCCTACGGCGCATCAACTGCTTCGCCTGCTGGATATGGGAAACCAACGCCATACTGTCTTGGTACCCACCCTGAGAAAAGAGCTGGCGCTTCACTTCCTGCAACACCGCTTCTTTCGCCACAGGGGAAATGTCCGGGCGGGGCGTCGGCATGATAGTCCAAGGAAGGCTGGCATCACCCGCAGTCAAAGATTCGGCAAGGAATGCGTTTGCCGTGTCCGTCTTCAACGCGGTCATGTTGATAACGACATCGACACCGAGGGCTTCTGCCGCCTGTGCATCGGCGCAGTTCAGCACGCCGTTCTGCTGTTCCCAACAATTCTGGAGAACTTGCCGCAGGCTCTTGCCGTTCACCCGTTCGGTTGACTGCCACCCCACGGCACCATTGAACCGCCGCATGACTTCATCAGCCAGAGGGTCAACGGCATTCTTCGGGATGTCCTCAATCTCCCGCAACCAGTTGATGCGAGTGGAATCAGTAGCTTCTTCAGCCATTATACGACCTTCCGCAGTACGCGCCGTTTATCCGAAAGTTTCTTTGCAAGGGCTTCCGCTGCCGGGTCATCCTTCGTCGCATCCCTGTAGATGAGCAGCGCCGCATACTGCAACGCATCATGAACATGGCTTGCGTCGTTCTTCTCCGGTTGGGGCGTATAGGCCGCACCGATGGAACCCCCACCCCGAAGCCTGCGATACCGATATTCATGGACAAACCCGTTGACCAGCAGCTCACAGTTCGGGCTCACCAGCAAACCGCCAGTATCCAAGTTGAGCATGTGCTCTACCATCTGGATACGGATTTTGGGGCTGTTGGTCAATTCGGTCACAGCCGCAATGCCCGCCTCGGCAAGACGTTCCTTCGGCGTCGTCGCCGTCCACGAATCCCGCTGGTTGCTAGGGTCAATCGCGGCAACTATCGGATTCGTCGAGTACCTTTCCCGCAACCGGGGAACCAGCATACCATAGAGAAAATTCTCAAAGCCCTCGTTATTGGCGTAGAGTTCATCGAGGACACACCACTTTCCATATTGGTTTTGCAGGATAACCGCCGCCGGATGGATACCAGATTGATCCATGCCGATGATAATATCATGGAACATGAGGGGCTCAAGGACTTGCGGGGCCACATGCTTCCGCTTGCTGAACCCCGGATAGACTGGCTTCCCGTCAACCACGGGGACATCCAACATGCAGTATTGGTTGTCAACGACATCATATCGCCCCTGTTTGATGAGGGCGTCGATCTGGTTCCTGTAGTACCGCTTGCCCCGCTCCTCGGCAGGGAAATCTTCCGGGTCGCCTTCTTCCTTTGCCCCTAGGTTTCGCAAATTCTCCGCATTGGGATTGACGGTGTACGTGATGTTCCCATGCTCATCTTCATGTTTGAATGCGGCTGGCGGCTGGCGGAACACTGCCCAGTTTGGCTGCGGGTTCCGCATAAAGTTGTCCACCCACGTCCCCGGCGCGGGCTGGTTGAAATCCATAATGACCCCGCCCCACGACACACCTCCCAAATCATCGGAAGGGTAGCGCCCGATACGCTGCGTGATCATCATGAACACTTCTTCGATACAGCCGTTGGCTTCGTTCATCCATGCGAACGTCCAGTTCCTTGAACGCAAGCGCCATTCGTCATCGACACTGGCAGCGGCAACCAAATCAATTTCAAGGTGGACTTTCGTCCCGTCCACCAGCGGGATTATGTACAGCCCCTGCGTCCCTGATGTCCCTGTCGTAATCGTCCCGCACGATTCCGGCAAAACCTCAAGCAAGGATTTCCGCGTCGTGGAGAAAAGCTCAGGATACGTAGAACGCACGACGCCGACGCGGACATACCGATACCCGTCCGGGGCCACGGCCTGAGCGCAGGCATACGACAGCACGTCAATAGCGCAACAGCAGGACTTCCCAGACCCGTAAGGCCCGCAGAGCATCTTCACGTATTTGTCGCACTCATGGAACGCCTTGCCAGTGGGGGACATATCATATCTGAAAGCCATATGCCCGCTCCTTTATTTGGTTCCTATAGCCTGCACATGCTTGAGCTTGGGGTTGTTCAACCCTGTCGGCAACGGCAGCGCGACGCCGACATTGACCTGTGTGTTGACCTGCGTGTCCTTGTTGTCCAGCAACCCCGCAGACTTCAGCAACAACTCGTAAAATTTGATCATGTCCTTCGGCTCCATCCTGTTGCCGTTCGCATCCCGGAACAGCTTCTCCGATAAAGCCTGAGAAAGCGTCATTGCACGATAGGCCGCGCCCGCCTTGTTGCCCTGTGCCTTCACCTGCTCCAGCGCGTCATTGAACAACTGCTGGAAATAGGGGTTGTTCAAAATCTCCCGCAGCTCATTCTGAGTCAACGAATACGTTTCATAAATGGTGTTCAGTTCCGTCAATGGGGAACCCGGCACCGTCATGATCGCCAAATCGAGAGCCAAGGAAGGCCACCGGGTTTGGGAAAGAATAACGCTCATATATCGCTCCGATGAAAAGTTCTGTACCCGCAAGCAATTACTTCCATACCGCAACATTTACATCTCTGCAAATTTCCCTTATACTTAACAGTAACTGTATTTAATCATTAACAATTCAGGAGAGTTTATGTACGGGTACTACACAGACCATCTCTACATCGCCAGTGTAGATGGGCTTCCAGAGTATACTGGCGATACGGTCACAAGCGCCATCACCCTCTATGATAATGACCTTCTCATTCCCGGAAAAAAAATCAGCGTTAATGGGGTGGAATACACTCTGAACTCCAACGGGGTAGCAAACGTCACCCTCGGCCCCCATGATGCTCCCGGAGATTATCCCCTCGTTGTAAAAGTAAATGGTACCACCGTTCTGGATCAAACCTACCCCGTCGCACAAACGACATACACGGCAACTTCGTCCGGGTCGTTCACGCAGTACGAACAGGGCACCCTTACGATTACTGCGAAACGGAATGGCGTAGCCTACTCCGGTGCCGCTACCCTTGCTGGCAAGGCCATTACCTTCACTAACGGCAAGGCCACCTATACGACAACGTACAATACTTCCGGGAAGCAATCCCTGAAGTTGGTCATTGATGGGCAAACCATCACGCTGTCCGTCACTGTAGCTGCGGCAACCTACAGCGTTGAAGCTGAAGACTACACGGTGCAGGAATACGAATCTGAGGCCGTCAGCTTCACGGTCAAGCGAAACGGGAAACCGTATCAGGGAGCCGTCACCCTCGCGCATAACAGCAACATTACCAGCAGCACAAAATCCACAACCTCGAATGCGTCCGGCCTCGTGTCCATCACCGTCACAGGCGCTACCGCAGGCGCGTCTACCATCAGCGCCACCTTCGGGGGCGGAACCGTCAGTGATGCTGTATCCGTCACAGTCACTGAAGCCACCTATACGGCAAGCATCACGCCTAAAACTGTTCAGCGGTTTGAAGACGCAGAAGTCACAATCACCGCAAAACGGAACGGAAAAGCCTATGCTGGTGCCATCACGCTGGCCTACTCCGGCGGCGTATCCGGTGATACGAAAGTCACCACCAACTCTTCCGGCACCGGGACATTCACCATCACAGGTAATACCGTGGGCAGCGGGACAATCACCGCAACCTATGGTGGCGGCAGCGTGAAACTGTCCGCGACCGTAACCGCCGCTACCTACACGCTGGCAATCTCCAACGATGAATTTACGCAATATGAGGCAGGTTCCACTGTTGTGACCGTCACCCGGAACGGCAAGGCATACGCCGGAAAGGGCACCATCAACGGCACCTCGGTCACATTCTCCGCAGGCAAGTATACGTACAAGGCGACCTATGAGGATGCCGGAACGGAAACGCTGACGGTCAAGGTTGATGACTGGACGGATACGGCGGACATCACCGTTGCTGCCGCCACGTATGCCATCAACGCCAGCAGCAAGACTATCACCGCCTACGAGGAGGCTGACTACACCGTCACTGTTACCCGCAACGGCAAGGCATATGCCGGGGCCGTTACGCTGGCCTACTCTGGCGGCATCACTGGTACGCCTGCGAAAGCTACCTCCAATGCCTCTGGTCAGTTCGATATCACGCTGACCTCGACTGGAACCGCAGACGGCACCGTGAAAGCTACCTTCGGCGGCGGAAGCGCCTCCTACACGGTGGATACTCAGGCTGCGACCTATGCCGCTGAAATCACCTCGGCTGCACTCAAGACCAACGTCTCCGGCACCATCACCGCTACCGTGAAGCGCAACGGCAAGAACTACTCCGGTGCCGTCACCGTGAAATACCCCACTGGCATTTCCGGCACCACGTCCGCTACGGCAACCGATGGTGTGGTAAAACTCACGGCTACCGCTACCACAGCCGGGAACAAGACCCTGACGTTTACCTTTGGCGGTGGGTCAGCGACTGACGCCGTATCCGTCACAGCGTCCACCTACTCCTTCGTCGTCAGTCCTACCACCATCCGGGTTGATGAAACGAAGTCCATCACTGGCACCGTGAAGCGGAACAATGCGGCCTACGCTGGCGCTGTGACGCTGACGTACAGCGGTGGGCTTTCTGGCCCGGCATCCGCCACGGCAAACTCCTCTGGTCAGTTCACCATCAACGTATCCGCAGACGCCACTGGAACGGGCACCATCAAAGCCACCTTTGGCGGCGGGAATGCGTCCGATACCATGACCATCTCGGCAGCCACCTACGCGGCCTCTGCCAACAGCACCAGCGTCCAAGCCTACAACAGCAAGTCCGTCACCTTCACTGTGAAGAAGAACGACGCAGTTTATGCCGGGGCTGTCACCATCAAATACAGCGGAAACCTCAGTGGCCCGGCATCTGCCACGGCAAACGCTTCTGGTCAGTTTACCATCTCAGTGGCAGCAAGCGGAACTACAGCAGGCAATATCACTCTGACCTACGGCGGTGGCTCAGACGCCATTGCCTTCACCGTATCGGCAGCTACATACACAGTATCGGCTTCGCCCACAGCCCTGACGGAAGATTTGGCTTCCAATGTGACGTTCACCGTGAAGCGGAACAACGTCGCTTATGATGGTGCCGTTACCTTCTCGCTTCCCTCTGGGCTTTCCGGCAGCACCTCGGCAACTGCCACTGACGGCAAATGCACGAACAAGCTGACCGCTACCACCACGGGCAATAAAACCGTCACCGTCTCGTTCGGCGGTGGGTCAGCAACGGCAACATTTACGGTGGCAGCCGCTACTTACGCTGCTTCAGCAAACATCTCTCAGCTCTACACCAACGACCCCGACTCCGTCACCTTCACGGTCAAGAAGAACAACGCCAACTACGCTGGCTCCGTCAGTCTGTCGTACAGCTCCGGGCTTTCTGGCCCTGCCTCGGCAACAGCATCCGGCGGCACGTTCACCGTCTCCCTGACGGCAACAACCACGGGCAGCAAAACCGTGACTCTCTCGTTTGGCGGCGGCACCTCCACGGTATCGTTCAGTGTGAGTGCCTCGACATATGCGCTTTCGGCGAGCCCGAATACGCTGGCGTACAATACTGCTACAGCCGTCACCTTCACTTGCAAACGCAACGGCAACCCTATCACCAGTGGGGTTAGTGTAACGAGCTTTGGTGGTCTTTCCGGCGGCACCACCGGGGCGAAGACCACCAATTCGGCAGGGCAGTTCACTGAAACTTTAACCAGCACCAATGCGAATGGAGGTTCGTATACCGTGTCCTTTACTGATGCTTCTGGCAATGGCGCGTCCACCACGATTGCAGGGGAGGCAAAGCCCGAACCTGTGTACAAGTATGATGATGGCAATAGTTGGACATGGCAGAGTACTTGGTCTCCTGACGGTAGTATAGGGGAATCTTTTGTCATATTGTTCTATGAAGGACAGATGGTCGCTTATAATGGCGGTCGGGGAGATACTGATACTCCTACCGAGGGTATTGATGGTCATACATATCTTCGTGGAGAACTGAAAGAAACGAATGACCAGTCGTACACAAGAACACATAAATATGCCATAGCACGGCAGGTATAAATGAATCCGCCCGCTACTAAATGTAGCGGGCGGAACTGTTTTATTCTTGTCTGGCTATGGAGTAATGGCTGTTTATGGTAGACCCACTCACTTCTTGTTCCTGATATTCCCCGCGAAGGTATGTATATCCATCAGAACCAACCACCGAAGTAGCATCCAAGTCCATAGTATTTGCAATAGACTGACCACCCCAAATACAAAAGACCGAATTGAACTCCATCCCTCCGGGAAGGTTAGTTCTGGAAACAGTCCAAACATGCTCATTATCATACAGATAGGTTGGGCCGGGCTTCGCCTCCCCTGCAATCGTGGTGGACGCGCCATTAATGGTCATATTCTGCAATAGAGTAACTATACATTGCTTGGTGTGCTCCTTTGTAATATACTTTACCATTACTTGCTTGAATACGTGTTGATGTAGTATCCGGGCCATTAGCTTGGTAAACACGCACGCCATGCCAATAAAGATACAAAGGAGCAGATGGCGGGCAAGTCCATCCAGTTATATCGTCACCAAGACTAACATATTCATAAGTTAAAGCTGTAGTCGAATAATTATATTGTGTAGTCAAATCGCCAACAGACAAATAAATAATATAATCTCCATGTACTGTAAAAGTAATAGTCGTAGACCCAACACCGTTTTGTGCATTAATAGTTTGTGCAGGTACTTGTGAGATATTAGAAGTAAGCTGTACCGGGCCAGTATAAGGTTTATTATTCATTGTTACATTAAAAGTAACAGGCTCAGGAACCCTAGTCTTTACATTGGTCGGGGATGTTAACGTGAGCGCATATGTCGAGGCACTCACACTGAACGATACCGTGGAGGTGCCGCCTATGAAAAAGGCGAGGCCCGTAAAAAAGCTCCCTACCTTCATCGGGTAGGGAGCTTTTATTTCGCAGCCTCAACTCCTATGTAACCATACGCCCAGAGAAGCGGCAAACACTATAAACAGAACAAGGAAAACACCCCCGATTGGGTCAAGCTCTTCATTCTGCCGCACCGACTGGCAGCACGTACACTGAACAACTACAGGCTGGCACTGAACAGGGGGCTCAATCGGGGATGAATCCATAGCAATCGCTCCTTGGTTATGGGTATACCTTATCTCCAATCAGCGGGAATATCAGCGTAGTTGGCGGCATTGGTGCAGCGCAAATAGCAGTATGTGCCTGTCGCATCCGGGTGTGAAATCCACAGCTCAGGAACTTCACTTGTTATACCAGAACAACCATAAAATGTCTCAATAAAAGTTACAGCATTTATATTTTCTTCAAAAAGTGCTTTAGGTACCGCCGTTAACCCTGTACATTCAGAAAACACATAACTGAATGAAGTGATTAAAGGACTACTAGCAAAAAGTTCTTCAGGAATAGCCCCCGTTAATCCTGTGCATCCTTCAAACACACGTTCAACAGAAGTTAGTTTAGTCTTGCTAGAGAATAAACCGCTAGGAATAGCCCCTGTTAATTCTCTACAAGCAAAAAATGCACCAGCAAATGAAGTTACTTCATTATTATGAATAAATAAATTCTCAGGAATATCTCCTGCTAACGAGTAGCAAGCATAAAATACAGAATCAAATGAAGTCACAGCAGTGTTATTGGCGAACAAATTTTCTGGGATAGACCCTGTTAACCCTGCACATTGCATGAATGTACTATCAAATGACGTTACAGCAAGATTATTGGCGAACAGCCCTTCAGGAATAGACCCTGACAACCCTGCGCAGCGCACAAATGTATTATCAAATGACGTTACATCAGGGTTACTAGCGAACAGCCCTTCAGGAATAGTACCAGTTAATCCTAAACACTCGTAGAATGTGTAGTTAAATGACGTTACAGCAGGATTATTAGCGAACAACCCTTCCGGGATAGACCCTGATAGCTTTGTGCATTGCTGGAATATATTGTCAAATGACGTTACAGCAGGATTATTAGCGAACAACCCTTCCGGGATAGGCCCTGTTAACTCTGTACATTGCTGGAATATATTGTCAAATGACGTTACAGCGGGATTATTAGCGAACAACCCTTCCGGGATAGGCCCTGTCAATTTTATACAATTACAAAAAGCAAAAGATAAATTAGTAACTTTATCAGTATACGCGAATAAATCTTCTGGAATTTCAGTTAATGCTGTACAAAAATAAAATACACTATAAAAATCAGTAATCATCGGATTATTCTTAAATAATCCGAATGGTACTTTGGTCAATTTCATACAACTAGCAAAAGCATATGAAAAATCGCTCTTCATACAAGGCAAAGAATATTCTTCTGCATCTTCTGGGCCTATGCTAATTACTGTATCCCGCCACAGTTTTAATTTTGAAAATGCGGCAGACGTATTAGAATTTACGCCAAAGGAACAAGAAGAAAAATCATACGCCTCTACAGTTACAATATATTTTCCGGGAGCTTCATATGTATGCGTGGAATAATCAGTAAAGTAATTATTATCATATGGTGTATTCTTTGGAATAGTTGTCGAAGTACCATCACCCCAATCTATAGTTAAAGTAGCGGTAGATAAATTACCGCTAGATAGCCTAGGAAAAGCATGAACTGGGTTTGCCGTTTGTACTCCTCCTGATGTAGTAGCTTCAGTATCTACTACAAAAAGCAAACTTTGCTTTTCCAAAGGCTTACCAAACCGCAGATAACCACAAAGCAAACTGTCCATAAACCCTCCAAATATAAATAAAAAGTTCCCGACTTTTCTGGGTAAAAAATCGGGAACTTACAAACTTATCGTGCGTGAATGCTATAAATCGGACGCCAGCATTGTGGGGGTCAGACGAAGCAACGCAGAAACCCACGTCTCCGTAGTACGCCCAGAACACCGAATGACTACAGCCTTTCCCGCAAAAGCGCCATCGCTGTCAATCTGCCCATTCTTGAGCGTCACAGCCGAGGTGCCCTCACTGTCCCCATCGAGCTGAACCGTGATGCCCAGAGCATCCACGCTCGTTCCATCAGACTGAAGGCCATCCACCAGAATGACCCTGCAATGGTCAGGGAAGAACGTATGGATTTCCGGCACTATCTCATCACTTTCAAAGGGAAAATACAGCGGAAGATAGCTCTTGTCCAGACCAGAACCGTCGAGCATAATCTTACCGTCAGTGCCAGCGGTAAGGGCATTCATCGGGTCTTGAGACAGGAGCGGATCGGCAACTTCATAGGCCACATTCTTGCGCACGCCAGAAACACACAGGAACGGCCCACTGGCAGTAGCGGCAAACGTGAACGTAAACGTGATAGCCTGTTTCCCATCAGATTCAGCCGCAGCAACCACCGCACAAGTAGTCCCGTCAGTGAACGAGAAATTTGCCGTCCCGCCAGTCTGAGAGAAACCAGTCTGTGCCTGCTGCGTTTCCCCCTTGTAGACAACCCGCACGCCTCCAAGATGGTCAGCACCGGGCTGCGCGTTCACAACCCTTGCAATGGGCGTATTAACTTTGCCTTGGATGCTCAAGGCCAAAGGAGCAGTCCAACTACCGTCACCATCAGCGACAGCGACAGACACATTCCAAATAGCCTCAGCAGTGCCGACAGATGCCGTAATCTGCACATCATCGACAATGTCATGCTCCCGCATCAAAGGGAAGCCGCCAGCCGTCTGCCCATCATGCACAACTGCCGTGTGCTTTGTGGTATCAACGGTGATTTCACCCTCTGGGCCAGTATAGGTAGCGTGCTGCGCAGTCGTCCCGCGAAACTGCTGTACTGGCTTAGGAATTTTGCGAGGCATAAATTCCCCCTACTTAGTATTCTTTTCCTCGGCTTGCATAACCGAAGGGTCACTTCTCATAACAATCGCCAGAAGCTGTGTACACAGCACTTCCAACTTATCCACAGAAGGCAGAACACCCTTCATAACCAAAGGGGTAGCCCACGGCATAGCCCCACGCATCGCCACATTCAGCAGCCCTTGTGCCTTGTCGTGAACGGAAATCAGATGTTCCGCATTGGTAACAACGCGCTCAAGTACCTTATCATAAATAGGATCATGCGACATAAGGTTTACCTCACCGTTCCGTCAGACAACTGCATGGTATGTTGCTGAGGCGCAGTATAGGCACGCTGCTGCGGGGCCACTGGTTCCGGCTGCGGCTCCGGGGCATCCTGCTGCATGAGCATCTTTGTCCAGTCCGTATTCACCGCTTCAGCCGCAGGCTGTTCCTGCATCTTGAGCCCAAGGACTGTTTCCAGAAGCGTCTGCGCGTCGCTGCCGGGGCGGGGTTCTGCAATATAGAAAACCATCTCATTGAGGTTCAAAGCGTCAAGGGTGGACGGGTTTGCCGGAAGATAGTCATACACTCGGAAACCGAGCAGACGCTTTTCAGGGATAGCCCGTCCAGAAGGCTCCATGCTGGCGGGCATCAGGATGCTGACGACCACCATATAGAACTGCTTGTCAGGATGCTGACGGGGCAGCTTCACCGGGGCACACGACATATTGGTGATTTTGCCGCCAACCAAGTCGGGACGTACCGACATCGGATTTTCAGGGTCATACTGGAGATGCCAAGTATCCCCATTGTATTCCATGACCGGAAGAAAGATTGAAGTGCCTGCCGCCATGTTCGCTCCTTTGCAAGTTCCTTACATGCCCATGCGCATCAATGCCGCAATGGTATGGGTAATCTCCTTATGAATGTCAGCGGGGGCTTTATGCTTCTCAATCGCAGACATAAGCTCTTTCGCTTCCATCTTTGCGATACCAGCATAGTCCTTATTTTTCAAGTACGCCGCCCACGTCGCCGGGGGATTCTGGAGAACTTTCAGCACGGACTCGACAATCTTGGCGTAGCCGCCCACCGCAGGGAGCGACTCCATCACAGAAGCAACGCCCCGCTCAAAATGGCCCCCATCGGAATGGCTGCCATCGTGGTTCCGCACATCGGAGATATACCCGATACGGTTGCCGCCTTCGTTGTTCCATTCCTCATGGAACCGCACATCATCTTCGGGAAGCGGGACAAAATTGCCCTGTGCGCCGCCATGCCGCTGCGGGTCGTAATGGTTCATCCCATCAGGATGCTTGTAATTATACAGCCCGCGCATGTGGGGTTCCGGCTGATCAGAACGCTGCGGCTCAAGATTATACAACCCACGCATGGGCCGATAATCCGGTTGATCGAAGCGGTTCTCCATCGGAGAAGAAGGCCGCCCATAATGCTGCCGCATATCCCGACCATCGTCATAATGATTCCTCGGCTCAGACCAACGGTCGTGCTGCCTGTTCTCCATCTCGCCGCCAGATGGCTTGCCGCCCAAAAAGAATCTCAAACCAGCCATAATGACTCTCCTTACATTGTCGCCCCTCTGGTGTGACCCAGAGGGGCTTTGTCATACTACCGCCGGGAGACTCAGGCAGTGGTTCCGCCACCAGAAGTGGTAGGAGTCTTGTAGGTCATGTGGTTCAAGATAGTGTTCAGCATGGACTGCATGTCCGCACGAGTCTGGGCCGCGTTGTTGTTCGCCAGCGCAGTGTTGAAGTTCTGCGCCTTGAGGGACGCGATTTCCGCATCCTTGGCGTTCATTTCACGCAGCAGGCGTTCGCGGTCAATCTGGGCAATCAGAGCGCGGGTAGCTTCCCCTTCCTGATGGATAGCGCCACGGGTGGCACACCCTTCGGCAAGGATGGTTTCACGAGTCTGGCAACCCTGATTGTCGATGGAACGCTGCGTGGTGCAGCAGCAATTGTCGATGCTGGACTTCAGCTCGAAAGTATTACGCAGGCCCTGCATTTCAGCCGCATTGGTAGCGGCAAGGGCAGAGAGCTGCGCGTCCTTGGCGGCAAGCTGTCCCTGCATGGAGCTGGTGAGGATCGCAGTGTTAAGGCCGCTGAATCCCTGCGTCGCAGTGATCTGCTGCCCAAGGGCGGTACGTTCCACAGTGGCGTTGACACCGCCAAAGCCCTGACACAGAGCGTTCTGGACGCCCGCAGTCTGCATCAGGTTGTCGCGCCCAATGGAGTTGATGTCGCTCCGGGCACCGCTCAGGCTGTCCATGATGAACGTCTCGCCGAAAGCGACAGTATTCCCGCCACCGTTGCAGCAGTTGTTCCCGCGGCGGTCGCCCCATGCGGAACCAACGGCACCACCAATAGCGCCGCCGATCAGGGCACCACCCCAATCGCCCCAACCACCATTGCCATTGCCGCCAATGTCAACCACAGGAGTCAAGCCATCCATAGCCATAATATTATCCCCCTATTTTAAAGGGTTATAAAATTGCGATATTACTCGCCCATCGTGCCGTAATCGGAAGTGACGTACATCTTGCCGTCATCGCAGACAATCTGGTTGTCGGCGGTTTCGGCACGAAGCTCGGAGCACATGGTTCCAGCGGTGACGACACCGGACACGATTTCTTCCACCGCGTCGGTGATGTCGTCCTTGGTCAGCAGAGCACCCTTGTCCGAGCCCGTCTTGATGAGGTTCCCTTCATCGGCGGACACAACCGTCACAGAGAGCTTGCCGTCAGCGCCTTCCTTCAGCGCGTTGTCCGCATCGGTGGAAATGACGTTGGTGAAGTCCACCACGATATTGCCGGATTCGTCGAACTTCACGCCACCATCAGCACCGAGCTTGGCGGAGATTTCCTTGCCCGTGATGGTGATGCCCTGTCCGGCGGTGTACACGTCCACGAGGTCGGTAACGTCAATGTACAGGTCGGCGAGGGTGCCGTCAGACAGCACGAAGATGAAGTGCAGGTAGGTGCCAGCTTCGATGCCGATCTGCGGGGTGAAGTACAGCATACCTTCCGCAAGGCGCATGGTGGAGCCATCGGTGAACGCGAAGGCGGCAGTGGCAGCCACGGCCTGTTCCGCTTCCTGACCCATGAACACGGCTTCGTACTTCTGATCCGTAGCGTCTTCAGGCACGGTGAACTCAGGCATGGCGACGCCCGCGCTCTCGGTGCCCTTGGTGGCGGTGAAGGTCACGCCAGCGGCATCGGAATACTTCTGGGTACCACCCTGCTTATAAGCCACACGCAGGCTCACATGGTAGTCGCCTTCGACTTCCTCGCCGTCAGCGGAAGGCTTGCCTTCCACGAGCTCGACGCCCTTCAGGGCGGACGTGCTGGAGGGGATGGTGGCGGTAGCGACAACGGTGGTGCCGTCATGACCGATGATGTTCAGAACGCCAGAGGGCTGGTCGTAGCTAACGGAGATGTCGGCGGCAACCTTGCCGTCCACGTCATGGAGGATTTTGTCGCCGGGGCGAAGGATGAGATCGGCATCAGGAGCCTTGGCGAACAGCTTGTTGTCAGTGCCTACGGACAGGCCGTTGTTTTCATCGGCGGAAACGAGGTCAGCGGCAAGCTCCGTCATATCCACGGTAAGGGCCAGATCAGCAGCAAGGGTGCCCTCGGCAGCGCCGTTCACCTTGATGTAGTTATCGCCAGCAACCTTGCGGTCTTCGCGGGCCATCGGGATACCGCCAGCGGTAGCGCCATCCTGAACAACGACAACCTTCTTGTCGGTATCGACGGTGAGTTCACCAATGGGGCCAGTGTAGGTGGCGTGCTGTTCGGTGGTACCACGGTACTGCTGAATGGCCTGCGGCGTTTTACGAGCCATAAGAAAAACTCCTGTGATTTATTTTGGTTACATGGTTCCGAAATCAGCCGGGAAGAAGCTCCCAAGATCGGAACCGGGGGTGACTGCATTGCCCTTATCCTTGGACACGGCCCGGACGTACAAGAGCTTGTCGCTGCCTTCAACGATGCTGTTCTGGGCGTCCTTGGAGATGAGGTCTTCAATGAGAAGCAGGGCACCGCCATCCGCACCGGGGCGAAGGACATTGCCGTTTTCCTTGGACACCGTGGTCACATAGTCTTCGTGGCTCAGATAAATCTTGCCATCGACCTTCGAGATGCCAAGGATGTTATCGGATTCATTGGACAACAAATCGTTGCCGTCAGCAAAGATGCCGCCGTCCTCGCCATGCCGGAGATAGTTCCCTTCCTGCATGGACAACGGGCTGCGCACGACAAGTCGGTTGTCCTCTTCCGAAATGATGAGATAGTTCTCTTCCTCGTGGGAAACGAGCATCGCCATCTTCAGAAGGGCACCGCCGTCGCCGCCCGCGACGATGATGTTCCCTTCGTCTTCCGCCACGATGGGCGGGGGAACCAGATTGTCGCGGCTTACGAAGAGCTTGCCGTCTCTGGAAGACACTTCCAGCATGTTCTTGGCTTCGTTGGAAACGATGTCAGCGCCGTTGATGTACAGCATCTGGTCGTTGCCGAGACGAAGGAAGTTGCCTTCTTCCTTGGAAAGCTGCACGGGCGCGGACAGCTTGTTGTCCGAACCGAGAACGATCCGGTTCCCAAGGTCGAGCGAGACAAGGCTGTCCATCTTCAGCAACGCGCCGGAGTCGGTGCCCTGCTGCAAGATGTTGCCCTCATCGTCAGAGACGGCGGACACCTTGCCGACGAAGAGCTTGCCGTCCCGCGCAACCAGAAGGTTGTTTTCGTCCTCGCTCAGATGGTCGCCCACGTTGTAATAGATGCCGTCCGTAACGGAGAGCTGGTTGCTCTTGTCCTGAGACAGCAACGAATCGGGGGACACTTCCCGAACGAAGAGCTTGCCATCCTGCCCGACTTCAAGCTGGTTGCCGTCATCGGTCGAGACGAACGTCTCAGACCGGACAGCCAAGCCAGCATCGGCATCAACCTGAAGATGGTTCGGCCCCTTGCCCTGCGTCGTATCCACGGGGACAACGCCGGGCACGAGCAACTCGCCATCGACCATCAACCGATGCTGCTTCAGCTTTTCATCGTATGTGACTGGAAACTTACCCATGATGAAAAACTCCTACATGCGTTCCTACTAGAAAACTCAGCCAATTCAACGGTAGCAAAATCGTTCAAGGATTACAATCATTCATGCGGATGCCTTCCGCATCCTGAGCAGTCGTCGCACGACTTGTACTGCTGCAATGCCTTTTCGATTTCCTGCCGCATCTCATCATCCCCAAAACACTGCGCGATATGAGAAGACGCACGCTTGCGCAGCGCCTTGAGAAACACATCCACAACAGGCGGCACGGGCATCCCAAGCGACTTCAGATTCCAGATGATGCTCGCAAGCTCGGTAGTGGAGCAAATGAACAGCATCCAGTTCACAAACGAAACCGTTATCCCGGACGTGTGGAAGAACGCATTGCACAAGAGCCCCAACAGGAGGATGAGCAGCATATGCGTCCCCAACTTCTTTACCCAATACAACAGGTACTTGGGATTGAAGCTGTCGTACACGATGGCTTTCGTAACGCCGAGCACGAGATCAAGCAGGGCGAACGCAAGGTAGATCATGAACACCACCTTGTCGCCATAGAGCACGTTCGTAAAGAACGTAAGCACAGACGCGAAAAAAACCTTGATGCTGGCTCCGGTCATAAGCTGCTCTACATAATGCGTAACCCAGACCCGGAGCTCAATGAACGCACCCGTAGCCGAAGACGCACCGCTCATATTTTGAAGTCCCGCTTTTCAAAAAGCGTAAACGTAAACCGCATCCCATAGACGCCCATCGCCAAGGACTTATGCACCAGCCCCATCAGGTCGTCGAACGCATCCGCGCCCGCAATGACCACGCAGCCCGCAGACCACTTGTCCACGTAGAAGGATACCCCGTTCCGGTTGGCCCGGTGGATGTTAATGCCGAACATCCCCGTTTCGGGAGCCACATAGTCCAGCGCATCGTCCTTGTTCCCGTCGCGGTAGACCGTCACCGGGGCCGCCTGCACCAACGCCTCGTACTCGCCCTTGTGCTTTCCAAGGGCGAACGCCCCACGGTACTGTCCGGGGGCGAGCACCGCCGTGCCTTTCTCAAGCCCGTTCCGCAGCCAGTAGGTTCCGGGGTCGGTCGTGCAGGCATACTCACGGGTTTCCCATGCGCCGTCCACCTTGAAGACGGCAAGGAACGTATCGTCAAACAGATTGGTCGCCTCCCGCCCGGAGCGGACGGCAAGAAGATTCAGGTTGTAGTCGCCCTCGGTAAAGAAGGCGTACCCCTTGGCCCGCATGACCGCTTCGATACGTTCGCGAGTATATTCAGACATAACCGCTCCTTGGAAAAAAGAAAGACGGGAGCACACAGGGCTTCCCGAAAACCCTGTACGCTCCCGTCAATCATTGATGCTGAAGAACAACTGAGACAATCAGACGCTACTGTATACCCCAAGGTTTGTCAACATGGGTAAAATCATGCACCATTTTATTCCATATCCGGTCGTGTGCCTTGCAGAGCGCCCTCGCCTCCTCAGTGCTGACTTCCCTACCCAACATCTCGGAGAACTTTTTTGCCGTCTCCACATACACATCCCACTCAGTCAACTTCTCCCACCTAGACCAGCCTTTCTTCGGCAGCTTCCAGTTGGGGTCGCGTTCCCCCTTCGGGCCGGGATTATCAAACATCGTAGGTATCCGGGTGGTCGATCTTGCGGGCGAGGGCCTTGACATCCTCAAGGGTAATCTCATCCTTCTCCCACGTTTCAATCATGGCCTTCACAGCGGGCACGCCATGTTTGACGATGAGCCCGATGACTTCCATAATAACGGCAACGGACACGGCATTAATAGGCATTTTCGTATTCCTCCGCGTAATCCCTCTTGGCCTTGGCGACATCGACATCCTGTTCCTGCACCTTGACCAGCAGATCGTTCAGCGTCGTGGTGCAGCCCGACAGCATGTCGCCAAGTTTCTGCTCCTGTTCGGCGGCAGAGGGCTTGGATTCCCCGTCCTCGGCACCGGGGGACTTCACCCCCTGCGTGACCTCAACGTACTTGACCAGCGCGGCGACCGCCGTCTGGTACGAATCGAAGTAGACGACCGCGTAATCCTTGACCTGATTCCACTGCTCATCCGTCATTTTCCCCATGCGGTGCAAATCCTGCGCCGCGTTCATGACGGCCTTGTACGTCTCGGCGCTCGTCTCCAGCGTCTTGTAGGCGTTGAGCGCCACTTCGTCCTTGGTGCAGCCCGCGTTCGGAACGCAAAGGAACGCGGCGAGCATCAATGCGGCAAACACGCGAAACACTTTCGGCATCTGCATATCCTCCCATGCGGGCTTGACAATCCATGCCGCCCGCCTTATCTAAGTTTCGTACCTTATTTTCCCATCATCTTTACTTCACACATCTCTCCTCCTAGGGCCGGAACCTTCGCCAGTTCCGGCCCGTTCCGTTTACACTTCTGTCGGTGTGATGATATTTTTGCGCATACTGTCGATGGTGTCAGTCTTGTCCATCAGATAGAACAACTTCTCCAGATGGTGAATGACCTTGTGCCGCTCCCGGATCAGCATGGCTTCCTTCTGTTCCGCCGTGATGTCCTCCATAGCGGCAATCCTCTCCAGATCGTACAGCAGCACCTCGCACACCTCATGGAACGCAGTCTTCTGCAAATCTTTGTAATCCCAATTGAAGTTGTCATGCGTGTGCATGCTCATCTGGAACTTGACCAGCCGTGCCGAATCATTGACGTAAGTCTCGGCGCGCATGTCCGCATTGGATATGGGCTCGCAGAAAAATTCCCACTCCCCGCCAAGCTGCATGAGTTTGATCCAGATGGCGCACTCGTTCTTGAACACATCGAACTCGGCAGCCGTATAATTCTGCGGCTGCCCGCGAAGGCAATTATAATCTTTCAGCATTTGTACTTCTCCTTTTCCATTTCCATATCCAGCTTTCTTGCGTAGCCTTCCACCCTCTCGGCAAGACGCTGAAGGCGGCGCATACTAGCGTCGCACATATCAACCCCTTCCCGCAGGGCGTCCTTCAGCTTGTTCAGCTCCAGCCTGTTCTCCGCCTCCAGCTTGCGGCGTTCCCTGAAATGCCTGTACGGTACGGAGAGATTCAACAGCATCGCCATGACTACGCCAGCCAGAAACCCCAACAGAAAATCAGGTACGTCAAACACCATTCTCCTCCCTTTCCATAGCCGCCTCCTCGGTAAGCCTTGCCTGCTTCAAGAACCAGCCGGGCGTTGGAGGCGGCATCTTGAGGGCTGCAAGGCCCTGAAACATATACAGCATAACCGCCAGCCGCCGGGAGACGCGGGCCTCAAACTCGGCGGCGTCGCGGAAGGATTCAAACGTAACCACCGTGCTGCCCCACAGAGGGTAGCCCACTGTGTAGCAATGGTTGCGCTGATCCTGACTGCACTTGTCCGGCACACTGCACCGGGCGCAAGCCTTCTTCCGCACCGTGAGCCACTCTCGCTCCTTATCCGTCAACAACTTGATCAACCTCCAGCCAACCCCGGTTGACGCTATGGGCTTTGCATCAACTGGACGGGGGTTTCAGTTAACACAAGCGCGTATCACCGTCGCGCCCCGGCACCCACTGGCGGGCGAAGCCCGCGCAGCCCTGATCCATCAAATAGTCGAATCCCCTGCTGCGCTGGCCTGCACCATCTTCACTCTGCATCCACACCACCCCCTTACTACGGCAAAGGTGTCCAATAGTCCTGTGGGAATACCTGCACGCCCAAGCCGAAGCCCGTGACAACCATCATCGTATCGGCATTCTGTATGAAGAACTCCCCCATGACAGAAATGACCCGGCTACTGCCAGCAGAACTGCTGGAGAACCGCGGGACATTAACCACAACCGAAATGGGATCGCCGTCTTTCGGCATCTCATCGGCAAAGGTACGGAACCCGCCCTGAGCCTCCACCAGCTTCGCTATCCTCTCCACATCCATACGGGCACGCAGCATACCATCTCCCCCTAATACATCCAGTCTTCGGGACGCATGGAGCACATCGGCTTCACGGGCTTTATGGGCCGGGCGGGATGGACGGACGGCCCGGCAAGCTCAGGGGCCGTGACGGATGCGTCCGCAGCATCGGCACGCTTCGACAGCATCGCATCGGCAACCAACAAGACAAGGATTGCGATGAGGATGAGGCCCGCTGCGCCTACTATGAGCGATGAGGTTCCCATGCCTCCTCCAACTGGTTGAAGGTTATGTCTTCCCACAAAGGCTATACCCGCGCACGGCAGCAGGCGACAAGGGCAAGACGTTCATCAGGTTTAATAATAAATATGTATTTATAGATTTGTTTCGCATATGTCAAGGGCTGTGGAAATTTTCCAGAAAATTTTTTTGCGGTCGGGTTGCGGGGAAAGAGGGGGTGGGGGCTGTCCATTGC